CCCGCGAATCCTGGATCGTCGCCCGCAAAGACCATAAACAATCAGCGACGCCGTTGCTTTCCAGGATGGTCAAGAGATTTATTTCCGCGTCGCGATCGTAGTCATGACCGAGATGATCTATCAGACGGTTCCATCCGCTGTGGCGGGGATTGTCGGGATCGCGGTAGCAGGGTTCGTGTTCGTCTATCAGGTTCAAGGTAGTCGTCAGTTTCATGATTTTCTCCTTTTTAAACCGACATGAAATCGTTTCCTTGGTTGATCATATTTTGCCCACAAGATGTTTTCTGATAATTTCCGCCTGCTTTTCGCATTCGGCGGCATAGGCGGCGGCATAGGCGGCTTCGGCGGCGCCGACGGCGGCGGCGGCATAGCCGGCATAGGCGGCTTCGGCGGCTTCGGCTTCGGCGGCGACGACTTCGGCGGCATAGGAGGCGGAACGGGCGGCTTCGGCGGCATAGGAGGCGGAACGGGCGGCTTCGGCGGCGGCGACGGCGGAACGGGCGGCATAGGAGGCGGAACGGGCGGCTTCGGCGGCATTGTCGGCTTTTCTCCTGTTCTCTTCCGTCGGATTTTCCAGACATGCTTTAGCCGCTTCACCCGCGAATCCTGGATCGTCGCCCGCAAAGACCATAAACAATCAGCGACGCCGTTGCTTTCCAGGATGGTCAAGAGATTTATTTCCGCGTCGCGATCGTAGTCATGACCGAGATGATCTATCAGACGGTTCCATCCGCTGTGGCTGGGATTGTCGGGATCGCGGTAGCAGGGTTCGTGTTCGTCTATCAGGTTCAAGGTAGTCGTCAGTTTCATGATTTTCTCCTTTTTAAACCGACATGAAATCGGTCGTTGTTAAGCGCGTTTTCTTCCTTCAGGCAAACGCTAAGTCTTAAGATGCTTTATATAAATCTTCGCAAAATTTAATTAATTCAGACGCCTCCATTCTATTTTCCAGCTCTTCCAGGGCAGCCTCGAATAACACGCAGGGAGCGTTAAAATCGTCATTCAATCCCTTGACGACTTCTTTCAATGTCTCAATATCCGTGTTTTCGAGCAGTTTTTTAATTTTTCTCATTTCTTCCTCGCTGGTTTTCGGTTTTGGTTTCAATAGACTTTTTCCAAGCATCAAGAGCCTGAAGGCACAATTTCGCAGAGTATTCAAACGGCAGACTTTCGCAAAATTCCTTGTCTATTTTCTCTTCGGGATCGACGCAGTTTTCCTCGTCCTCCCAGTAGACGCTTGCGCAGTAAGCGTCATGCTCCGTTTCGGCCTTTTCGACGGCCTGCGCCTGAACTCCGGTCGAGACGGCCAGCATCATAGCGGCCAGCATTAGTTTTTTCATCTCAAATTCTCTCGTCATCGAAGTTTTCGGTTATCAGCTTCTTGCCTTCGCACAGTTCCAGGGACCAGACTTTTGCGACTTGACAATACTGGGGTTCTCCGAATAAAGCGCAGTAATCGCCGCAACACACACTGCGTGCCTGTCTTGGACAATATTGCTGTATCACTCTCGATCCGCGCTGAATTTCAAGCGCTCCGTCTTTGTTTATTTCCAGTCTTTTAAGCATTTATCTTTCTCCTTTCAGTTTAAACCGATGTTTTTCGGCTCGTTGATGGTTCAGTTTAAACCGATGTTTTTCGGCTCGTTGATGGTTCAGTTTAAACCGATGTTTTTCGGCTCGTTGATGGTTCAGTTTAAACCGATGTTTTTCGGTTATCTGACTACCGCTATAACTACAGCGCCGTGCTCATCAAGATTGTCGTCATTCAGTATTTCGCCTATTTTCACGCCGCACCATAACGGTTCGTAATGAAATCCGACGGTTTTATACTCTAAATGATATTTGATCACGGCCTCAAGACCATGATAAACGGAAGAAGCGTCTTTAAAGCAAAATCCTTTTTTGATGTTCAGTGCCTCTTTGATTCGGCTATAAATCATTTTTCGAGACGCTCTATCGTTGATGCGCAACCTTTTGAGCTGTTCGACATCGCAATGTTGGTCAATAGCGCAGTTGCGATAATATTTTTCAAGCAAAGCCGGATTCAGTTTCGCCAAATCCGAGAAATTTAAAGCTTTTAATTTTTTTAACATTTTCCCTCTCGCTGGTTTTCGGTTTCGTTATCACGCATAAATCATTTATCGCACGCGACATATTTTGAATCCCGTTTCAGTCCTCCGCGTGATAACCAATATATTTCTGTTATATCTCCTGTTATATTGACTAATCGTTGAATGAATGATTGCCTGCCGATTTTTTACTTTTTCGGGATGTGCTTCAAAATATTCCCACTCTCCTATTTTCATATCCGCGAAAAAATATTTGCGGATACCGTGTCGCGGACGCGGAAAATTGATAATTTTAACTTTCTTAACGAATCCGGATCCGTCCGCAAGCGGGCTTCGCGCGTCCCAAAGACCGCGCAGTCGCCATAGATCGTACGCCGCCTGCGCTTTCAGCCAGAATTCCGGACGAATGTTGAACGCCAACCCTAGCGGCACGGCTTTTTCGGGGGTGATCGCGGCTTCGTTGTCGCATATTCGGTCCACTTGCCGAACGCTCCATCCGAGATATTCCGCCAGTTCGCGTCTGGAGATTCCGAGCGGCTTCAATAGCTTCTCGCGCAGGATCACGCCCGGCGGCGTCGGTTCTCTTTTTATTCCCGTGTTCTTGCCCATTTCTCTCCGTCGAATTCCGCGAATTTCCCCTCCATTCCCCATAAAACCTCCGTTCCTTCCTCTATCGGCGAGCCGCCGTTTTCAGTCGGAAGAGCGGCCAGTATTTCATCTTCGCGCCCGCCGTCTTCCCAAAGTTCGTAAGAATGCGAATTTTCATCGATTTCATTCGTTTTTTCGCCGAAAACGTCTTCATCTTCAATGAAATCAAAATAATCATCGCTGATTTGCTCGATAGCATAAAGAATTTCGCTAGACGTTTCGAGAAATTCGCTTAATCTTTCGTAATGTGATTTTAAATATGTCATTTTCCTTCTCCTTAGATTCGCGTTTTCATTTCCCGGACGGTTTCAAGCCCGGCTTGCATCAACTTCTGAAATTCCCGGCAGACGATTTCCTGGCCCGCCATCAACGCCGTCTTCACGTCCGCGACGCTCGCGCCATGCGCTTCCGACAATGTCTCTATCGCCGTCTCGGTCAGTATGTTCAGCAATTCGTTTTTCATTTCTTTCGCTGGTTTTCAGGTTGATTTAATCTTTAGTTTCGTAGAGAATCCAGGCTTTAATTTTCATATTGTAATGAGTCACCCAGAATCCCCTTTGAAAGTAGTTCGGGTTGGGACATTGAGAAAAACCGGCCGCTATCACTCTGTTACGGCCTTTGATTCTCCCCATGTCGCATATCGTCACTTCGCCGGATTCGGATAGAGCCGTTTTCCGTTCCCTGAAAATCATTCCGGGGATAGGTTGCCCGGCTTGAAGCGTTCTTACTTTCTCCTCGAGCTCACAACACTTGTTTTCGATCTCTTGCAGGGTCATCTTTTCCTCGCTGGTTTTTAGGTTATTCCCAATTTAATAATGAATCCGTCCGCATCGAAATAATCAGCCGGGTATAAGACATAGCCAATCCATGCGTAACAACCGTTGATTTTTCTTTGCGCGTGACGCGGGCTTATTTTTCCAAGAAGCTCTCCTTCGCGGCTGATTTCCAATCTAGCCCAATTATCTTTTACAACTATGTCCATATCGCGCGATTCGGCAAACTCAGTCATTTTTTTTCTGGATTCTCTAACCTCGTAGGTTTGCCTAGTATATGACAGACTATTTTCAGTTAGCCCGGCTCTGCGCATAGCCTGAACCATTTTTTTCGCTAAACTGAAATATTTTTTCAAATCCTTATCCACAGTCTTTTCCGCGGAGGGCTTCGGCGGAATCTCGAAAGAGGACGCTTTCAGCTCCTCGTCGGAAGATTTGGCGATTATCGTTACCGGCTCGTCATTCTCTCGTTGCCGGGCTTGAAGCGCTCTCACTTTCTCCTCTAACTCGCAACACTTGTTTTCGATCTCTTGCAGGGTCATCTTTTCCTCGCTGGTTTTAGTTTAGGTTTCCCCGATTCGTTATTTGATTCTCCAAACCCTAATTCCATAGCCAAGCCTCTCGCTGTTGACGGCTCTGGTTGTTATTGCAATACTCTCCATTGAAAATTTATTATAGTGTCTCAGGGATTTGTGAACGCTGTTTTCCCGCTTTTTGTTTTCGGGAGCGTCGCACTGCTCCCCTGGTATTAAAAAAGAGTCCCCGATTTTCATTTCATCGAACGGGTATCGACGCAACGTAATTGGGATTGGAATTCCTCTGTCGATTTTGAATTTTTCCCTTTTCATGATTTTTTCTCAATTTCAGCGCAAAACGCCTCCAAGGCCGCGTTTAATTTTTCCTCTTCCTCCTCCGTGATTTCATCGCCGTAATAACCGTCAAATCCGTAATCGGCGGGACTCAGGTCATAGCCCGCGTCGTTAAAGGCGAAATCAATCCAGGACTCGGTATGCCACATGCCGTATTTGTAGGTCCTGAGTTTTTCGCTGAGCGTTTCGCAATCATTCAGTCCGCAACCGGCGCAATTCGGGGCGTTTAAGCCGAGTTCGATTTCGGTTTCCGAAAACATATGCGCGTTATCCACGTAACCCATGCGGCAAACATCGCAGGCGTCGCCGATTTCGAGATTGGCTTCAATGCTTTTTTTAATATCGCCGATTAATTTTTTCAGTTTCATTTTCTTCTCCTTAGAGTTTTTGGTTTAGGTTTCCCTGATTCGTTAAATACAGTATCTCTAATCAGTGACATTATGTCAAGCATAAAATGTAATTATTATTAAAAAAGATGTTTAACGAAATCAAGCGAGTGCGAGAAAAGATAAATTATCTTGAGATTCACTAAAGTTTTTTTAGCGTTTGACTGTAAAAAAGGTGAAGAAGTGAAGAAAAAACCAAATGCCATAAATTCGTCGTAAATTTCCCACTCCGAAATGCTATTGTTATTCATGATATATGATTGAAAATATCGTTTTTTAATAGCCCGCTTCTCTGTTGCCGCAGAATAGCGGGCTTTTTTTATCGCTCCGAAGGGTAGCCGAACAATATAATAGTTGCCACTGCAATCATTACCGCCGCAACTGTTCAACCCGCAATTACTAGTATGCGAGTAAATTGTACGCAAGCAATTCAAAGAGCAACGGTTGCCAAAGCATTAGTTCACGCCGCAACTAAAATAAAACGAGTTTTCAGCTTTACATTATCGAAAAAAAAGTTTATCTTCGAAGTCAATACTGAGACTTGAAATAATCGCGGAGCTGAAACGAACGCAGGAAAGACGGTCCGGCCCGAACTCGGAGCCGACCGCAAAAAAGAAAAACGAAAATTAAAGAAAAAAAACTCCATGCAAGCGTCAGCTTGCATAGCGAGCGAAGCGAAGCGGTTCTTCGCGAAACAAGGCGGCGGACGCCGCTACGATCCAAAACTTTAGAACGCGCCCGGTCCATTTGTCGGTAGCAACTGAAAACGTCAATAAAAACAGCGACATGTACCAAACCTGCGAACACTGTCATTATCGGAATAAAAACGGCGAGTGCAGAGAAGCCCCGCCGATGGCCGACAGCCCTCGACACCGACCCTACTGGCCGAAACCAGGAAAGAACGACTATTGCGGACGATTCAGAGATTTCCGCGAATGCGGAAGCATAGACGATGCGCTTATAATTGACGCGTCCGCGCTGTTCCCAGACCTGAACAGCGAAGACGGAGCGGAGAAAAAATCGAACGTCATAGCCAGGTTTCCACACGTCCTGCCGAAGGGAAATTCATCGAATGAAAAAAAAATGAAAACCGCCACGTTCGAACTGAACGGACGAACAGCGCGCGTTGAATATTCCCCCGGCATGTACGTGCACTATGACGAAAAAACAAAAACATTCACCGCTGGGCATAGGCGGCAAGGAAAGACGATCATGCCCGAAGAAGAACCAGTAGTCAGAGCGTATTGACGAAATGACAGAGAGGAGAATCATGACCGTGCCAGGGAAAGGCGGAAGACCGCTGAAGTTTAAAACGCCGGAGGAACTTCAAAAATGCATTGATCAATATTTTGCAGAGTGCGACGAGAAAGGAAAGCCCTACACTGTTTGCGGCATGGCGTACGCGCTGAATTGCAGCAGGCAGACGCTTTTGAACTACTCGGAGAAAGGCGCGTTTCTGGACACGGTTACGCGCGCGAAGTTGAAAATACAGGCGTACGCGGAGGAACATTTGTTCATTGTCAAAAACTCCAACGGCGTTCAATTCAGCCTCAAAAATAATTTCGGCTGGCGCGACAAGCAAGAGCTGGAACACACCGGAGCGGTCCACCTTCACTTCGACGAACAGGACCGAAAATTGATCGAGGGAGACGAGGATTGAGCGACGAGGCAAAAACAGAGACGAACGACGAGTGCGAGACACTCAGAGTAAGCGAGACGTTAGCGGCGAAAGTGTTCGAGGTTCGCGCGAATTTCTGGATTAATGTATTTATGATGCATTATCGGGAAGAGTTATCCGATACGCCTAAAAGCATGACCGCCGCCGCTAAAAAGGCGGACTTGGCGGCGAAACTTTTTGACCGCAGTCTCAGTGATGAATGGAATTGACCTTGCCCTGGACATTTTCGCCGGACTACTAGGACTCGGAGTAATCGCGCTGATTTGGGCCGCGTACAAAAACGTTTGAATTTAACGACAGGGTTTAACGGCACCTGTCCAGGAAGCCGCCCGTCTTGCTGTCGCTGGTCGGGACGGCGGCTTCCGCAACCTGAACTCATTACGTCATGACGAGCATATTCAAGGAAAAACTGGACGAATTCAAGGAAAAGCTGAAACCGGAGCCGCCGCCGACGACTTCTACCCGGATCACTCACCGCACTGACCCTCGCAGAGCCGGAAGTCCGAGAGCGGACGCGCGGGGATATTTCGCCTTGTGCGGTCCCTGGATGACCGATTACCCTGCGCCGCGCCATGAGCGGCCGACATGCCCGGATTGCCTGCGGATCATAGAGAGAAACCGCGAGGCTGAGGAAACGAGGCGACAGTTAAGCCGCAACAGGGTTATGTAATGAGCAAAAATCATCTCATGATCAGAAAACACACTAACTACAGCGGACGCTGGTATACTCATGTATCCGTCTGCGGTCTGGTGAAAAGGAAAATTCATTATCACAGCGACAGAACGCCGGTTACCTGCAAATTGTGCGTCAAGGCTCATAAAGCGAAAGAAGAATAACAAGCGGCCGGCTCGCGTCCTCCCTAGTCGGTCGTTTTTTCGGCTTCCGGCGTAACACGAATCTTAAAAAAGTAACACGCGGCGCATAACTTCTTGATAATAGTGTCACGTTATGCAGACAATTGAAGAAAAGATGCGAAAAACAGCTCTAAGCGCTCTTGCGGGGAAGTTTTCTTTTAAAGGTTGTACTATTGTTGATGTCGCTTTAACGCCGTAAGAGCGCGTCAGTCGAATATAATAAAATCTATTTGATAATAGAAAAGGTCTTGGACGTTCCGGTCGTTTCAGGTGTTAAGTTTCACTGAATACCTGTTTTTAATTTCTCGATGACGATCAAGCCGGCCGGAACGTCCTTTCAAAAATAAAGACATGAAGCGCGACAAAACAAAGACCGCCGCCAAGCCGACGAACCAGAAGCGGCCGAAGCCGACAGGCTCTTACTCGGAACAGCTCCGTAAAACTCTGAATATCGAATACAAATAATGACGACTATCTACACGCTGACGGACGACTGGCAGAAAATAGGCGAGGGCAGTTCGTCTATCGAGATGCTGGAGGGGCTGAACGCCTGGATTTATACCGGAGCGGCCGAGCCCGCGGGCGATGACGAGTACTCCGTGCTGGCGTTCAAATTCCCGCAGCATCGCTATCAGGGCAACCTGAATCTCTACGCCAAAGTCGCGGACAACTCCGCCGGAGTCAGGACGCGGCTATCAGTCACGCCGGAGGGAAATGTCGATACCGTAAGCATTGATGACGACGCCTATATAGACCTGCCGGAGACTACGACCGGAAACGGTTTCGCGCAACTAGGAAACAACGAGGCATGGGCGCAGTTTTCCTGGAGCCAGGATGGAACGCCGGTATTGATGATCAGCTCCGCGAACGTCTCCGACTCGGACGAGGCGGACAAGTTGTGCTTTTTCGCGCATGATAACGGAGTCAGGATCAGAAACAGGCTCGGAGCGCCTAAAGAGCTTACGTATCAAATCAATTATAAATAGCTATGAGCAACACTGAACTATTAAGCGTAGCCTCGCAGGGCAGTCCGGGGGTCGAAGGAACTCCGGTCAACATGAACGGCTCCGAGGTGTCGATAGACATCCAGGCGTCAAGCTTCGGCGGCGACGGCAAAGTTGTCCTGAAAGCTCGCGCCAATTACGGAGCGGCGAACGCCTTCAAAACCCTGGAGGACGTCAACACCATCAGCGGTCTGGCCGAATACAGCTCCAACACCGCCGGGGTCAGGGTTTCGTTGCCGGCCGGATGGCAGATCAGAGCGGACCTTGTCATAACGAGCGGAACGGCCACGCTTGTTTCAGTGTACATGGGCGAATAATGAGCGTATCCAGAGCAGTGACGAGCTCGATAGGCAGAGCGGCGAACCGCGCGATATACACGGAGAGACGTCCGTTCAACCCGCTGGACATTCCGGGCTTGAAGTTGTGGCTTGACGCGTCTGATATAAATACGGTCGACCTGCGGCTTTCGCAATATGTAACGACGTGGTACGACAAGAGCGGGAACGGAAATCATTTTTCGCAGTCTACGCCGACTAATCAGCCTGAATACCAACTGAATCAGCAGAACGGCCGGGCGACGATCAGCGTTAACGATGTGAATCTTGGACACCTGACATGCGTCAACGATTTCATAACGACCGACACTGGGACATGGTTTTTCGTTTTCCAATCCGATTTGAACGGAATCCAGGCGGCGCCCACATTGATGGCGGACTATGTCCAGCAGGCGGCTAATCCTATCGTTTTAGTCAGATCGGAGAATAAAGGAAGCCAGGACGTGTTTTTCGCGAGAGACGCGGCGGGGAATAGCCTGCGGGTTAGACCGATTCTGGTTTCAACGTATTCGCTGTTGATCTGCACCAGAAAGCCCGGACGCTTGGACACGGATTACAACGGAGCGACAGCCGGATTGTCTGGCGCTTACGGCTCTCAAATCTACGCGGGAGGAGGTCCGACTCCAATGCTTGGAAGCCAGCCCAATCTTGTGCCGCCGGGCGCTAATCCGGTGACTCAGATGAAGGGACATATCGCGGAAGTTCTATATTACGGAAGAGAGCTGAACTCCAGCGAGAAGGATCGGCTTAAAAATTCATATTTAAAGCCCAGGTGGGCATTGTAGGATGAGAGATTGTCTAACGTTCGACGCGGAGGAGAAAGCGCTGGCCGCGCAAAGAAGAATCTGGATAAACAGGGTTAGGAAGAGAGCGGCGGAAGGCGAGAATCTTGTCGGAACGGGTATTGTTCATTACTCTGATTTGTCGGGGTTGACCGATGACCGGATAGCGGGGCTTAAAATATACAGCGAGAGAAACGGCCGCGTGGATCCCTCTTTGAATGGAACGACGATGCCGACGCGTATCGATAAAGCCCATAGTCTCGACAAGTGGCACGTTCCAAAGCCGGAGGAGGATTTGATGGACGGAGTCGAGGATTACGCCGTCGAGCCGTACAGCGTCGAATGGGAAGCTCCTTTTGAGGTTTAGACATGGCGTTCAGTAAGGCGGCGAAGCAGGAGATCGAGTCATTATTAAAATATGTCTTTTGATAGAAATCCCAGGCAACGAGAGGCGATTGATCTAATTGGAGAACATCTGTTCACTATGCTGTTTGGCGGAAGTAATTCCGGCAAGACGTTCACTAACGTGTATGTCACGGTGACAAGAGCTCTGCATAAGGTTTCGCGTCATGTTTTTTTCAGAAGGACATTTAACGCCGTTAAGCGGTCGATTTGGTATGAGACGCTTCCCGATGTTTTAGCCGAGTGTTTTCCAGGCTTAAAAAAAGACGTCCATTACCAACTCAATAAAGGTGACTGGTATTGCGAATTTCACAATAAATCCATGATCTGGTTCGCCGGCCTGGACGAAGGAGAAAGGCTGGATAAAATTTTAGGAAATCGCTATAGCACTATTTTATTAAGCGAAGCCTCCGAAATGAATTTTCATCACCAGGACACGATAAAAACTCGTTTAGGGGAAAAATCGGGGCTCCCGCTTAGACTGTTGGGCGACTGCAACCCGCCCAGTAAAAAGCATTGGATATACAAGCTATTCATGAAGGGCATTCATCCCGACAACGACAAAAAGCTGTCTGAATCGGCGAAAAGAGATTACGGATCGTTGCTTATAAATCCAGTTCACAACAAGCGTCATTTGCCGAAGACCTATTTTAAGGTCCTTGACAGCATGGGAAAGCGCAAGCGAGATAGATTTAAACATGGCCTTTTCGCCTCCGACACCGAAGGCGCTCTTTGGAGCAACGATCTGATTAACGCGGTGCAGCTTTCAGAAGAAGACCGCGAACCGTGGATGACGAACGCTCCTTTGACCGTCGTCGCTCTGGATCCGAACGTCGCCGACGACATAAAGCCGGGCGAAAATTTCACGGCCGACGAAGTTGGAATTGTGGTGATGTCCAAGGATACTCCGTTTAGAGGCCCGGACGGCAACGCGGTTGTGGTCGCCGATTATAGCGGGGAACTTTCCGCGACCCAATGGGCTAAAAAGGCGGTGTGGGCTTATCAGTATTACGGAGCCAACAAGATAGTGGCCGAAAAGAACCAGGGAGGAGCTTTGGTGAAAATGGCTTTGAGGGCGGAAGACCCGACGGTCCCGGTGAAGCTTGTGCCTGCCAGCAAGGGCAAGCATCCAAGAGCGGAGCCAATCGTCACATTGTACGAAAACGGTCAGATAAAGCACATGGAAGGTCTGGACAAGCTGGAGAACGAACAGCTTGAATGGGTTCCGGGACTTGGAAAATCTCCGAATAGAGTTGACGCGCTTGTCTGGGGGGGAACTTATCTTTTTCTCGAATCGGGACGCAAAAAACAACGACGTAGAGCGAGAGCGCTGTAGATGAGATTCTGGAATCCCTTCAAACGTAAAACGGCTTCGCCGCGTCTGGTTCGCAAATCATACGTTCCTCTCGGCGCGTTTTCCGAATATCTGACGACCTACGGTCATCATGACCTCGCGGCGTATGCGACCGTTTCACTATTCGACCAGACGGCGCCTCTTTCGAGCGCGGTGGATATTCTTAGTTCCGAATTCTCATCCTTGAAGCCGATAGTGAAGGAGAAAAAGGGCGACAAGGAGGAAATCGTATCGGGTCATCCCGTTCTTGATTTGCTGAAACGGCCGAACGCGGATTCGACAGGAAGCGAGTTTCTGTATCGGCTCGCCGCCTTTTATCTGATTACGGGAAACACCTACCTGACGGCGTCGGGAGACGTGAGGCGTGAGCCTCTTGAGATTTACGGCCCGTGGCCGCAGCAGATTTCGTATATTCAGCCGGACGACAAGGACGGGTTCGCCGCGGTTTTCAATCTGGAGACGCAATCGGGCGGCATGGCGTACAAGCGCGACGAAATAGGCGGCGTTTTCAGATACTACTTCGAGGACTGGTCGGAGCTTTGGCAGGTAAAGAGATTCAATCCCAATAAGAGCATGCTGGTCGGTCAAACTCCGGTTTCGGCCATATTGCCGGAAATAGACTGGTACAACCTGTCGTCGACGCATAACGTTAGTCTCCTGAAAAGAGGGGCGCGGCCTTCGGGTATTCTGACGCTGACGGCGGGAAAGGCTTCGGAGGAGGAAGGGGGCGACGTTCTGACCGAGGATCAATATAAGAGACTGGTGGAGCAGTTTCAAACGAAGTTCGCGGGCGCGAGCAACAGCGGCAAGCCCGTTGTTTTCGATATTCCGGACCGGGAGGCGTCATGGGAGACTTTGCTGACCACCAATCAGGAAATGGACTTCATATCCGGGAGGCGCGACACCAGGGAGACTATTTACGTTCAGTACAAGATTCCTTTGCCGTTCATATCATCGTCTCGTCAGACCTTCTCCAATATGGAAACGGCTAACGATCAGCTTTACGACAACGGAGTGCTGCCTTTGGCCGACAGACTGTTCGAGGAGCTGAATCTGTTTCTGTTGCCCAGGTACAAGCGTTCCGAAAACCTGACGCTGACTTACGACGAGTCCGCTATTTCGGCGCTTAACAATCGCAAGACGAGAGAGGTGAAGGAGAAAGGCGAGACGGGGATATACACTATAAACGAGCTGAGGACGATGGCCGGAATGGAGAAACTGGACGAGGGAGGAGACATGCTGTACAGACCGGCGTCTATGGTGCCGATTTCTCGAGACCGATATACTGACGACCAGTTCGATGAGCCACAGAAATAGTAATAAAAATCAATAGGATTCGCATGGAAGGCCTGGAATATAAGACGTTAAGCTTCAAAGTTGAAGAAATACAAGGTGACGAAGAGTTTTTCCGTTTCAGCGGATTGGCGAGCACTTCTGATATTGATCGAGGAGATGACATCATAGCGCCGGGGGCATTTTCTGAAAGTCTAAAAGAGCTTGACCCGGTTGTCTTGTGGATACACCAGATGAAAGAGCCAATTGGAATCACGAAGGCGCTTCACACGGCGCGAGGCATTGAATTCGCGGCGAAGCTTCCCAGAAAAGACACGCTGGTTTCAGGTCGAGTTATTCCGCAAATTGAGATTGGGTCCGTCCGTACCATGTCGATCGGATTTGAAATTTGTGTTTTTAGTTTCAAGGAAATACACGAACGTCGCATTAGAATTATTGAAAAGGGCAAGCTTTATGAAATATCGCCCGTCCCGATTCCCATGAATCCGAATGCGGCCATTGAACATTTCAAAATATTTGATGACTTAACCTCTAAAACCGTCACCGGATTCAAGAATCTTCCCCTGGCCGACAGAAAGACCAAATGGAGCAAAAAGGCGGCGATACCGAGGATAAGAGAGCATACCGGCTCCTCCGAAAAGCCTTCGCGCTCGTACAGAAAATATTTCATGTGGTTCGATTCCGCGAACGCGAGCGACTTCACCGCCTACAAACTTCCCTACGCGGACTGGATCGACGGCAAGTTCAAGGCCGTCCCCAGGGCTTTGATAGCGATCAAGGCGGCCGTGGGCGGGGCGAGGGGAGGACTCGACGTGCCGGAGGCGGACAAGCCCAAAATTCTGCGCCATGCGGAGCGCTACCTTTCGCAGCTTGAGGATGCGGAAAAGTCCTTCATCTTGTCGGATGTGGAAGACATCGAAACGAGAGAGGATTTGAACGAATTTCTCAAGGAAACCGGCCTGTTTTCGAGAAAGGCCCTGATTAAGCTGTCGTCTTCGCTGCCGAGTCGGAGGAAGTCCGAGGAGAGCGCCATAGCCGCAGCTTTCGCTGAAATAACGAACGAGATAAAAACATTATCGGAGTTTAACGATTATGTCTGGAAATCCTGAAATACCGGATTACATTAAGAAACTTCAGAAAACTTGGGAAGAGTACAAGGAAGTTCACGACAGCCAGGCGGCGGAAACCGCCGAAGGCAAAGAGAAAATAGAAAAGCTGGAAAAGCAGTTCGACAAGCTTGAAGAGGTCAATCAGAAAATAACGGCGGACAGCCATAAGGAAAAGGCCGAGCGCGAAGAGCTTAAGGAGCAGATGAAGGAGCTTGAGAAAAAGCTGTTTCGGATGCCCGGCGCAGCGGGCGGGGATCCTGAAAGAACTGCCGAAGAAAAGGCGTTTTTGGATTACATGAAGAACGGCCAAAACATGAAAGCCGAAAATCGAAAAATTCTTCTTGCCAACCATAAACAATATATGCGCACTGATAACAACCCTGACGGCGGTTTTCTGGCGCCTGTGGAATGGTCGAGCGAGATCGAGCGCAATATGACCGAGATTTCGGCTTTGCGTCCGTTTTCAAGAGTTATCACCATCGGGGCCAAGAGCTGGTTTCAGCCGGTAAGGACCGAATTGCTCGGTTCGGCTATGACCGCCGAAGCTCAGGCTCTTGTCGCGAGCATTTCCCAGTATGGCGGAATTGAAATTTTCGTCAAGAAGATAACCGCTAAAGTGCCCGTCACGGCGGAAGCTCTGGAGGATGCCCAGTATAATCTCGAAAGCGAGATCAGGCGCGACATTCAGGAGGAGTTCGACCGCAAAGAGGGTCAGCAGATGGTGTCGGGAGACGGCGTGAACGAGATGAAGGGCTTTATGAATAATCCTTTGGTAGCGTCAGTCAACAGCACCGTGGCGGACGACATCAAGGCGGACGCTCTGATTGATCTGACGGGCGAACTGAAAAGCGGTTACAGGCCGATTTTCGCCTTTAACAGAAAGACTCTCGCCAGAATCAGAAAATTCAAGGACGGAGCCGGAGCTTATATCTGGACTCCGTCCGGAACGAACGGCCTGGATCCCGGCGTTCCCAACGAGATCAACGGTTATCAGTACATAATAGTGCCTGATATGCCGGATATAGCGGCTGACGCCTATCCTATCATATACGGCGATTTCAGGAAGTTCTATATCGTGGATCGCATCGGAATCACATTGCTGAGAGACGTCTTCACCGGGTCCGATGACGACAAAGTCGTTTTCAAATCGAGGAAAAGGACAGGGTGCGACATCGTATTGCCTGAAGCTTTCGTGAAAATGAAGTGCGCCGTTTAATTGAAATAAAAGCGGGCTTCATGCCCGCATTGCGAACATCTAAAAAGGTACGGAGAAATGTCTAGCGTTGATATTCACACTGACAAGGAACTTGTTCCGGCTATAGCGCCGGCGGTTTACACGGCTACCAAAGTAGGAGATATTATCGACACTTTGGGCGCGGAAGGATTGGAATTCATTATACAGGCGGGTGTATTGACCACCGGCACATGGACGCCGAAAATAGAAGACGGAGACGACGCGGCCTTGTCGGACGCGGCCGACGTGGATTCGGCTCTTTTGATCGGGACTATCGCCGGCGCGACGTTCGCGGCGACTGATGACGGGTTGGCGAAGAGCATTGGCGTAGTCAGCCATAAGCGTTACGTCAGGCTGACTTTAACCGGAGCGGCCACTCCCAATGGTCTGATTGGCGCGACCGCGTGGAAAAGCCCGCTGAACCGCAAAAACATGGCTTAATCCTTAACCGATATATAAAAAATGCTGGTTAAAATTTTAAATAAAGGTCATTGGCCGTTTTCGGACGGAAGAATCACGGTATATGACGAAGGCATTCTCTGCGACGTCGAGCGTTCCGAAGCGGAACGTATGATTGAATCCGGGTTCGCGGTCAGGGAACCTACGGAGAACCAGGGGAGAAAGCCGGAGCCTGATTCCGAAGCGAAACGAGAGGAACGCTTTCGGCTTTACGAGAAGAGATTCTCCCTGGCCGAGCTTAAAGAGTTCTGCAAGGCGAACGGGATTCCGGTGAAATCCAAGCATCGGACCATTCCGGCGATCATCGGAGTCATACTGAAACGTGAAGAGGAGAACGGCGAATTCAATTTTGACGAAGGAGAATAATGAGCACTGTTAAAAACGGCTTCGAGCAGCCGCGAACGCCTGACAACGACGATAACGCTCCCTATCTGGAAGGCGAATTGACGCCTCAGATAATCGGCTATTCCATAGCCGCCGGAGGAGCTAACGTCTGCGAAGTGACGCTTACCGTCCGGGACGGACACGGAGCGACGATCGCGAAGGCCATGAATTTCGACCTGTCGCTTTCCGACGATTCGGCGGGCGCGGGACTGACGGCGACTTCGGCCAGCGGAACGGTTCAGGCCAAGTCCGGCGAAGGAGCCGACATCGGCATTTACACCGCCAAGAAAGCCCTGCGCGTCCAGACCAAAGCGGACGGGACATACACTCTGGAAATAACCGACAGCGCCAAGACGGGCTTTTACGTCGCGGCTCAGTTGCCCTTCAGCGGATTGCTGACGGTCAGCCGGCAATTGGTGACGGGAGATTACGGAACTTAAGATAATCGATGGCTAGTCACAAAAAGAATTGGAGTTATTTCGTCGAAGTTCCGGCGGCCGAACTCGCGGTCCCTCTGGACGAGGTCAAGCTTTGGCTGAAACCGTCCGGCGCATGGGGGGAATCTTTGGACGCCGAGATAACGGCTTTGATTAAAGGCGCGACGAAAACGGCCGAGAATCACATGAGGCGCGAGCTGATCGACAAGGGTTTCCGGACCTTTCGCGATCGGTTCGACGACTATGACGGGCTTTGCGGCGATTACTCGGTTTTGATTCCCGCTTCGCGGCGAAGCTATCGTCCCGGAATCGAATTAAGACGATCTCCTCTTCAAAGCGTTGATTCTATAGAATATCTGAAGTCGGACGTCTGGACCCTGGTGGATTCTTCGATTTACTACGCGACTTCGGAGAACGAGTATTCCAGGATACTGCTTGCGGACGGTCAATCCTGGCCTAATGATCTCGACAACCGGGAGCAGGCCGTGAGGATCGACTTCACGGCCGGCTACGGGGCGGACGCGGACGCCGTGCCGGAAGACGTGAAGACGGCCATCAAGATGCATGTGGCCAACGCCTTCGCCAATCGCGGAGACTGCGTCGACGGCAGGTTTCTGCCTCCGGGAGCCAGGGGGATCTATAATCAGAACCGCATTCTGGAAATCGGAATCTGATAAACGAAAGAGAATCGTATGCCGTTTCTTTTGAAAATATATATCGCTATCGCTCTGATGTATGGCTGCCAACAATCCTATTCGAATGAGCATGAAGAGGAGTCATCCGTATACGGAGTCGGAATCTACGGAGAATCTCAATATGCGCGGGGAAAAAACAATGGAATTCATAGATCGCGAAAAGAAGCTCTTCGGAGTCATGTTTCTTGCGATAATAACCTTCGCAGCGATAGTTTCAGCCGACGTCCCCCATATTCTGCGAAACGGGAAAATAGTGGACGCTGACGAGCTAAACAGTAATTTCTCTTACCTGGAATCCCTGACGCCCTTCTCGCAAAGGCTGTATTCCACATACGCGGCGGGCGTTCCCATAGGAAAATCCAGAATCGACAAGGGAAAGGTTTTTTTGCGGTTCAATCCTGAATACAAGGCTTTGCCTCTTATGAGCGACGGCCGATTAATAATTCCCGGAGACAAGATCGTATTCGCCGCCGATCACTGCGCGGGGGCGCCTTATGTCGAGTTTTCCGACTATCCCATGCCGTCGGATCGTTTTCCGATCGCTCCGCTATATGGAGAAATATTCTCGATCGGAGAATCGTTATACTATTATCCTCCGAAAACATCGCTTATGAAGGTGGCGATTCCCATAAGCGCTTTTAAGGAAACGAGTCCCGGAGAATACGCCTGCGAATCGCTTCTCGCCGTATGCGTCAATGGTTACAGGCGCAACTCCCTTACCGGAGAAATGGCATGCGACAATCATGATTTGGGAATATTTTTTTATGGCTTTCCCTGGCGCGTCGCCACAGGCGAGGAAATAGCCGAATATTTAAAAGCGATTCTTATTCCGGTTTCGCGCAATGAACCTTCCGTCACGGGTTTGCCTGACGCTTCTTTCAATCCGCCGATCGTCTTCGACGGCGTCGACGCGGCCGAGTTCGAATAAAACCGTATGACGAAATGCGCTAAAATAAACCCGAAGCGTCGTCAGGTATGCATCGGGGCGATGGACAAGCTGATTACGCTGAAGGGGCGAAACATCACTCCCCCAAGCGGAGATTCGGTCGATTATTCGGAGACTTTCGACCCGGGGAGCGAGGAATGGGCCGCGGTTCAGACGATGTCCAGAGGTCCGATTTTATTCGACAGAACGAATATCGCTCGTCAGATCACGCATTTGTTCATGATTCGGTATCGGGACGACGTGACTTCGGAAGTTTGGGTCGAGTACGAAAACGTTAACTACGATATTCTAAGCGCGGAGAACCTGGAGCAGCGCAACGAATATTTGTTTCTTTACTGCGTTATCAGGGGAATCAAAACGCTTCCCATTAATCAGGTATAGCCATGTTCAGAATAACCGGACGCCCGGCGAATCAAAAGGTTTTCAGGCAGATCGCCAATATTCCGCGAAACATCGAAGTTGGGATAAGAAGCGCGAACACGCTGATAGGCAGGCAGGTTCAAAAAGACATTAGAGCCGACATGCGCAGGCCGAAGCACGGCAAGCGTTACGTTCTTAGAGAGTTCTGGAGAGGAGAAAAGGATGTCGTTCACAGGGCTTCCGCGCCAGGAGAAGCCCCGGCGGTTTTCACCGGTTCCCTGAGCGCTTCCGTTAATTACGTCGCTTCGAGTTCCCAGCTTGTAATAGGAGCAGGCAACGAAGGAGGATCGGTCCCGATGGTTAAAAGAGTCCGATATATTGATTTGGGAGGTCAAGTCGGATTCGGTAGAACCGTTAACTACGCGCTTAAACTGGAAACGGTTATGCGCCGCTTTTATCTTCGCAAGAATGTCATGTTTAATTATCGGAATATCAATAATTACTATTCCAGGCAAATAGCCAGAAAAATGCTAAGGATATAATTACGCCAATCAGCCTTGGAAGGAGCTTATTAGAATATAAAATATTATGAGATTCAGAAAAAGACCTGTGGAGATAGAGGCGATTCAATGGCTTGGCTATCATCCGGAAGACGGCGGAAATATTAGAGACGTATTAAGTTTCATGAACATCCGCCATGATACCTACATTGTTTCCGCGTATAATCTAGGCAAATCCATTTTCCCAATCCAGACTTTGGAGGGTGAAATGATCGCATCTCAAGGAGATTGGATCATCAAGGGAGTTCGGGGGGAATTCTACCCATGTAAGCCCGACATTTTCAAGGATACTTACGAGATGATCGAAGAATGAGAGCTTCCGAAGTCGTAGCCCAACTACAGAACGAACTTCCCAAGAGAACCGACTTATTCACGGATTCGGTCTCGGTGACTTCTCTAACCAGAAGCGGAAACACGGTGACGGCGGTCACGGCCGTCCCTCACAATCTGACGACAGGGACATACGTTCTCGTCAAGGGAGCCAAAGAGCTGAACCCGATTACGAGTCTTACTTTCGCGGACGGAATCGCGACGGCGATCACTCAGAACGATCATGATCTGACTTTGCCGACCGAGCGAATGATCCGTTACGGAAATCTTTACGACTTCAACTACGCGGATGTCGAAGGAGCGAACGAATCGGAATACAACGACAGGGAGATTCTGTCGGCCGTCCCGAACAGAAAGACGTTCAGCTATCCCGTTTCCGGTTCGCCGAGCACTCCCGCGACGGGAAGTCCGGCGCTGAGGCAGGAGGGAGGCTATAACGGCAGATTCGAGATAACGGTCTTCGATCCGACGACTTTCACCTACCAGATAGCGACGACTCCGATCAGTCCGGCCGGAGGAACCATCCTCGCCGAAGGAGGGACGAGGATCAGTTCGGCGCTTGATCTCGGTCGAGCGCTGAGGAGCTATACCGCGCAGCAGACAGATGAATACTGGCTGTTCGTCGTAATCGACGACACGCTGGCCGTCAAGGACAGGCAGATTTTGGGAGACGCGGTCTTCGAGTTTTCCCGACAGGACGAATTCAGAGCGCGGCTCATGGAGAATTTCAGAACGTTCGTTTTCGCTCCGGCCGTAACCGCCTATGGCGGACGCCAGTTTCAGGACGCGATGGAGGATGTCAGGGGATTCATATACAATTCGCTGCTTGGCAGGATTTTCTCGACTTCGCTGATAGAAAACGCCTGGTCGAAGACGGCTCCCACCGGAGACAGATTCGTGGCCGAAGGCAGCGACGACGCGATTTACATTCATGAGTTTTCCTTTCAGCGGGTGGTTGACGTCACCTATCCCGACACGATTGGTCCTGAAGACAATCGGGCTTTGAGAGACGTGGAAACGGAAACGGGATACGATTTCGGGACCGGAACAAGCAAACTGGAATCCGACATCGATCTGGACGAGGAACCTTTGTAACGCCTTAAGCGGCAATCAATAACAACCTGCGATCATTAAGGAGATGACATGGCGGGAGACACAAAAATAATTTATCCGAGCGCCTCCATTTCTTTGCGGGGCGACAATCCCGAAGTCGGATTGACCGAACATCGGGTTTTGGCGGTCGGTCAAAAGCTGCCCGGCGGAACGGCGACTTCGGGAGAGCTTCAGGAGGACATCGGAAACGACAATTCCTGGGACACTCTGTTCGACGAGCAATCAATGCTGGCGTCGATGATTAGAGCCTTCAAGGGAAGTCTGACGGCGCCTCTCAATCGCTACACCAAGTTGGACGCCATAGGCCTTGACGATAACGGCGGGGGAACGGAGGCGTCCGGTAATGTGACCTTCACGTCGGGACCGGCGGACGGATCCGGATCGATAACCGTGATTGTCGGAGGTTCCAGAAATCATAGCTATACGGTTTCCTACGATGACAACGATAGCGTCACCGCTATCGGCGACGCGCTCGTGGCCGCGATAACGGCGGACTCGAAAGCTCAGGTTTCGGCGGTGAACACGGCGGGAGACGTTGCTTTGACTTCGGTTCACAAGGGAACCGTCGGCAATGATATTGGGATCAAGGTCGTGGGATCGATCCCGGATGTTTCGATCGCGGTCACGGCCATGTCGGGCGGAGCTACCGACCCTGTTTTGACGACTCTTTTCGATCCCGTGGCGACCGAGAGATACCAGACCGTTCTTTATCCCGCCAACTGGGGATTCGACACGCTGACCGACTTTCTGGACCCGCGCTTCAATCCCACGGGAGAACTGCTCGACGGACGCGGAATCACGGCGCTGATCGACACGGAGGCTAATCTGAAATCGGCCGCGAACGCTGAAAACAGTCAGAGTCTCGTCATTTACGGAGACGCTTTGGTTAACGATTCCCTGTACAAGGGACCGGCCATCCTGGAGCCTTCCTACGACACGGTCGGCTACGCGGGGGGGATCAGAGCGATGAGACTGACGGATGGAGTAAATATTTCCCGGTTTATAGTGGGCGAAGCCGGACGAGACGCATTCGGAGGCGTTCATCTGTCTTCGAAGCCGTACGCCAACACGCCCTTCCCCTATTCGCCTGTCATTCCGGCCGGGAAGGGGTTTTCCCAAACGCAGATCGACGCTCTCAACGACGCCGGGATCACGGTTCGCGGCAACAACAGAGCCAAAAACCAGATTATTTCCGGTAATGTCGTCACGACCTACAAGACGGACGCGGCGGCCAATCCCGACGTCACATTCAAATTTTTGAACTACGTGGACGAGGGAAGCGCGTTCAGGGAGCTTCAGTACAACAACATTCTCGCGAAATATCCTCAGCATCGTCTGGTGGACGGCGCTCTTATTCCCGGCGTTCCGTCGGTGAACGTAGACGAATTGTCCGGGTTTCTGGTCCAGCTTTACGTCAGAGCGTCCACTCCGGAATATTCGCTCGTGGTGGGCGGACCGGAGGCCGTTAGCTTCTACCGGCAGAATCTGAACGTTTCCATAGATTTCGACACGGGAACCGCGACCGTGGACCAACGCGTCCCGATACTGACTCAATTCAGAAATTATCAGGCGACGATTCAAATAAGATTCGACGTCCCGCTTTCGGTATAGGAGGTTATCAAACATGGCAACAGAACTTTATCAGCCGCAAATAGCGGTCAACGGCGTAGTCGCCTGGATTAAGCCTAATTCCGTAAGCTACAAGGGGGGAGCGGGAGACAGAAAAAGCAGAGTCGCTTCGGGAGGAGCCGGCAAAAAGGAAAGCATAAACACCGAAGACATTGAAACTCAACGCGGCTATATCAAATTCGTCATGCATACGACGACGGAGACGGTAGAGCTGGTGGAGAAATGGCAGCGCAATTTCGACGCCAACACGGTGGCTTTTCAGGAATCCGGAATTACCAGAACCATGACTAGCGCCATTATGCTCAATGACCCTGAAATAGCGATCGGAGTCGAGGGAGAAGCGGAAATAGTGTTCGAGGGAGAAGCGTTCGTATAATGGATAAAAACAACGACGAAAAAAAGGCTTTGGAAATCGATTCATTCGATTTTCATCTGAGGAAGCCGGTTGGATACAATGTCGGCGGTCAAAGCGTTCGAGTGGATAAGCTCAAGGTGAAAGCGCCGGGGATGGGACTTCTCTTCGAGGCTTATCCGCTTCGGCAAATGGTCGGAAAAGCCCTGATGGAATCGGCGGCGATCTCTTCCATGATCGCTCAATACGCGATCGAAACTCCGAAGCTTCTAACGATGGATGAGGAGGAAAAGCCCGACTTGCTGGCGGAACAGACGCCGGCCAAAGCCGGAGAGTCTTTTCAGTATCTGGCGGATTTCTCCAGGTTTCCCGTGAAAGACGCGATAGATATGTTTTTCGAGCTGGCGACGGCGGGCTGCGTTCTGGTCAAGGATATGAAAATCAATATCCTGCAATGGAACGAACTGCGGAACGACGACAAGCTCGATATGCTTTTTCAGTTTATCGGGGTTTTTATCCAGCCCTCCATCTTCAAGGCGTCCATGACGGAAGATTCGCGAGCCGAAGAGAAGATCGCGAGGGCTTAGAGAAAATCAGGAACGAGGTGATTTATTTTTTCGGAGGAGCCGTCAGTCTGACTGAAGCGGAAAACATGCCCGTGACAAAGCTTTTAAGAATGCATGCGGACTTATCCAGACTGCTTAAAATGGACGGAAGGAGCAAATAAACATGCCCGGTAATTTTCAGATAGCCTACGTCATTGAGCTGATCGACAAATACAGCAAGGTGGCGGCGCAACTGAACCAGCATATTCAGAAGATAGACAAGAATATACTGGGGGCGTCCAAGAATTTCAAAAAATTCGAGAAGGCGGCTTCCGAGAGCATGGACAAGGCTAAAAGAGGAACCCGTCAGGCGCGCGAAGGAATGGAGCGCTTTACGCGCGACACCAGGAAGCAGACGATGGCCATGCGCGGCATGAGCGCCGTGGTTGGCAATCTGAAGTTCAGACTGGCGTCTTTGCTGGTGACCATGGGAATGACGGGTATGGGCATGAAACAGTTTGTCGATAAGATGAAGCCTATGGACAAGGCCTTCAAAATAACGGAGGCTCTTACTGGAATCGTCGGGAAGGATTTCGAGTTTCTGGAAAAGAAGGCTTTCCAATTTTCACGCGTCATGGGAGTTCCTATGGAGGACGTGATGACCGGTTTCAAGCGCGTCGCCGGATTGAAGCCCGAACTTCTGAAAAACGTTCCGGCATTGGCCGAACTCACCAAATGGACTCTGATTCTGGACGCTCCGATGGAGCAGATAGAAAAAGTCTCCAGAGCCTTGACCGTCGCTCTGAACGTTTACGGACGCACGGCGGAGTCGGCTGCCGAATTCACGAATATTCTGGCGGCGGCGCAGAGAAAGGGAAGCGCGGAAGTTATCGACATGGCGAGGTCTTTTTTGAAATCCGGTCCTATCGCCCAATCCGCTCAAGTTCCCTTCATAGAATTAATCTCGGTTCTTCAGGCATTGGCTCGCGCCGGCATACTAAACAGCATTGCCGGAACTTCCCTTAGAACGGTGATGATACGAGTGGCGCGTCAGGCTAAAGAGAATGGCGATACGTTTATGAGCGTCCTTGAAGGATTGGCGGCTGACTTGCTTTCGGTGGACGGGTCGCTTCTGGACGTGGCCAAATCAGCGGATATTTTCGGAGTTCGCCAAGCGCATGCCGCTACCGAAATCATGAAAGCCATACCATTAATCAGGGAATTCAAAAAAGAATTAAAAGGAACCAATATCGCTTTGGATACTGCTAGGACCGTGCTTACTTCTTATGAAAAGGAAGTAAATAAAATATGGGCGGTTTGGGATAAGTCCCTTAAAGACATTTTTGATGAAATTAAGCCCGCCTTGCTTGAACTGCACAGACAATGGGTGGCTTTCATAACTCTTTTGAGCGGCGCTCCCCCCGGCGGTCTGAAAGCTATTTTAGGTTTCTTCATCAGACTGACGAGCAGCGCTCTGCAATTTCTGAACACCGTTTTATTGATTTGGGAAATCCTAACGGCTCCTTTCGCGTTAGCTAAGGGTTGGGATGCCTTTCTTGCGAGATTGGAAAATATCGGCCAATTATGGTCATTGATAAAAGGCGAGACTCCTCGATTGGAAAGCATTATGACGCGGGAAGAAATGGGAGGAACAGCGGGTAAGGCCGGAGCCGCCGGTCGAGTTCAGGTGGACGTGAACCTAAGAGGCAATACGGAAGCCGTCGAAAGCGCGCGTGGGACCGCCGAAGGAGACGTGGACTTCAACATGGGAACTAATTTCGCTTACTGAGAATCAATAACGAACCATTTTTCCCGATCGGGTAAAATGGTCGTCATCACATTGCAATGCTATGCCGTCTATTTCACCAGAATTGCAGGAGCCATCATTCAAGGGGGTTCCTTTCGCCATACCCGCCGACACTTCGACGACGGGAGGCCGCAAGACCGTGGTGCACGAGTTCGTCAATTCGGACAGAAGGACCGTGGAGGATGAAGGTCTTTACCAGAAAGTCTTTAATATTCGCGGCGTAATCACCAATTCGGACGGTCAGTACTTTAAGCGGAAAAGAGCGCTGATAAACGCTTTGGAGCAGCCGGGGTCTGGCATTCTAAGCCATCCGTTTCTAGGCAAGTTTCTAGTCGTCGCCGACAAGTATACTCTTGTCGAGAGCGTCGGGGAATTGGGCCGAGCCGATTTCTCGATGAAATTTTTTCGAGCCGAAGACGAGATCGCTCCTCTGGAATTCACGGTCACGATCGCCGCCGTGGAGGAGGCGCAGGTTCAGACCATCGAATTCGTCGGGACGGAAATAGTTGAAAACTTCAAGGTCAGCTCGGCGTTTCCCTTTAATTTTTCCGCCGCCATTAAAACTCTAGCCAAGATCGGAGCGGCGTTCGACAAGGTGACTACAACCTTTAATCGCCAACTGGCGGAGATAGACGCCTTCGCTCAGGCGCTGACGGATTTTCGCAACAATATTCTCAGGCTCGTCAATCTTCCGCAGCAACTGGTCAACAGTCTTAAGAATCTCTACAACAGGGCCGTCGCTCTGGCTCAAACGCCGGAAGAGGCTTTTCTGACTTTGGAGAAGTTCTTCGGCTTCGGAGACGAAGATCCCGAAATACCGCAGACGACTTTCGAGAGGATCGAGAGACTGGCCAACAGAACGCTGCTTAACCAGTATATGCAGGTCGGAGCTTTGGCTTTCGCGTACGAGAGAACGGCTAACATAGACTTTTTCACCATTCGCGAAATCGATGTCTACTCCGAAAAGCTGAACTCCCAGTTCGATAAGGTTTTTCCTTCGCTGACGGACAACGATCTGGCGGCGGAGCTGACTTCTCTGAGATCGCTGACGAACGAACTTCTTGACGACAGGCGTTTGAACGTCAAGAGAATAGTGGATTTCGAGACCGGACCGACCACTCTTCAGGAGCTGACTTATCGTCTTTACGGGAACGTCGACGACTTCGAACGGCTGGCGTCTTTAAACTCCGTAAAGGACGTGGATTTCGTTAGAGGAGACCTGGAGGTTTTCCGATGATGCGAGTCGAGGTCAACAGACTGCCTTATGACGGATTTAAGGAAATATCTCTGAGAGCGTCTTTGCTGAACGCGGTAAGAAGCTTTTCCTTCACGACCGCGTCGACCGATTTCGGCGATTTTCGTCTTAAAGTCGGCAATAGCATAAGAATTTACGTCGACGAACAGTTGAGACTGGACGGATTCATCGAGAAGCTTCAAAGAACGCAAAGCGCCGGCCAGGATTTATTCACTCTTGCGGGGCGAACCAAAACGGGAGATTTGATTGATTCTTCGATTGACTCAAGAGTTCAGTTCAGAGGGAAGCAATCGCTGAGAACCGTCGCGGAAACTCTGATAGGATATCTTGAGAACTCCATCGTTCCGGGAGCGGCTCCTCTTCCGGCCATTATCGCTCCCGCTATCGAGCCGTTCATCAAGGTGGCGATCGACGAGGATATAGAAGATTTCAGGGACGACGAGGATTTGAACGAGGAACCCGGGCAAAAGTATATCGAAATAATAGAGAAATTCGCTCGAAAAAGAAGCGTCCTGGTCACTACTAACGGCAACGGCGATCTGGTGTTCACTCGCGGTCGCGGCAATTCTCCGTCTCCTTTCGTAATAAGAAACACGGCGGATAATCAAAATAATAATATTCTGAAGGAAATGTCGGTTAGTTATGACGGGACCAAGCGTTTCAACGTCTACAGAGCCGCTTCCCAGCCGGCGAGGGGTGATATAAGCAAACTGTCGGAAATCACTCCGGAAAATCTGATTTTAACGAGTGACTTCGTTATCGACCCGAATATTCGCACTACTCGGCAAAAGTATCTGATTGCGGAAAATCCGTCCTCGCAAAATGATTGTCAGGACAGAACCAGATGGGAAGCCGTGAAAATTCAGAGCGAATCTATTATTTACGATGTTCTTATGCAGGGGCATTCTTTAGGTGAAAACGTATGGGATTCCAATATAGCGGTTAACGTGCTGGACGATTACGCGGATATAAACGGCAAAATGCTGGTTCGAGACGTGATTTTCAGAGAAAGCGAAAGCGGCGGTTCGACGACGAAACTCGTCTGCGTCAATCCCGGCGCCTACGCCTTTCCTGAAATACCGGTTCAGGAGCAAATAGGAAATCGCTACAGCGATCTTCCATTGGGGTTTTTTTAATGACGCCTATAGTGGAGGCCGCTCTAGCGGCTTTGAAAAACAAAATCATGACGATGATTCAGCGTCTTATAGTGACCGAATCGGAACCCTATGAGGCCGGCGAATACCCGGACGCGCAGGTCGACGCATTGGGAAAGACGTCATACGTGGAGTTGCTGAGTCCCTACGGATTAGCGGCCAAGCCGCCGGTCGGCGCGTCGGGAGTCAAGTTCAACGTCCAGGGCGAAAGCTCGAATCAGGTCGGAATCGCCTACGATCCCAAGACCATTCCGGCGCACAATTCCAAAGAGGTGGTCGTCGGAGCTTTCTCGGCTACCGTTCCGACTTATTTGAAATTCACGGACCAAGGAACGATAGAGGTTTGGAAGGGAGGAACTTTGGTTATTTCGGACCTGATTACGCATGTTCACACGGGAGTGACGACGGGAGCGGGCTTGTCCGGTCCTCCGGCTCCATAGATTGCGCTCTTAACGCCGTATCCCGGCGTAAACGGAATAAAATATGCATGATTAACGATTGAGTTCAGCCGCGCCGGTAGGCGTCGGCTCTAGCGACTTGTTAGATATACATTAATATATTGATGATTTCAGCATTATGGATTTGATGTGTTCTGAATTAATTCATGTGGTTTGGGCAGCTTCTTTTGCGGGTGGCTTATTTGTTGGCATAATTTGTTCTGTTGCAATTTTTTTCCTATATAGAAACCAATGGCGCCAGAAACCAGAGATGTAATTATTGCAACAATAAGTGGTTTAAACAGCCAGTTTTTCAGCTTATCACTCTCAAGTTTAGGCGGATCAAGATAGTCTTTTCCTTTTTTGGTAATGACAAGCTCAACTGGAACCCAAAGGGGACTACCATTGTCATATAATCTAAGCCCGCAAGTGGACTCAGATAGTGGCGTTATTAATTGCTCTGACTCAAGCCATTGGAAAGAAGTTACGAATTCTTTGGAGTTAATATCGAATCCATTGTTTTCAATATCATTTATTGTGATCGGATGATCCGAGAACTGCTTCAATAGTTTTTTATATTCGTTCATAATTTTCTCCGAATTTAAATATCTAACGACGGAGCTGACGCGACATGAGCCGCGAAGCGGCGTGATGTTCGCGTCTAGCGATTTGTTAGGCCGTTATTCTCTAACTTCTAATGTTCCAAGAGAGAACCCATGTATTTTTTCAAGAGAAAGACGAACAAAGACCGTATTATTATTAGGCACACCATTATTAACAGGGATGTAGTACTTAGCGTCGCGCAGATGAATGAAGCAAGAAAATTCCTCCTTTCCCTGGGAAGCGATTTCGCTTTTTGGTAACTCCTCGAATTTGCTGGTAATATGAGGATTAAATATTTATGGGCGTAATAGATAAGCAATTTTTAATAGATTTGCTGAATGACGAAAACACGGAAATAGTAGCTTCCGAATCAGAGGTTAAAGGAGATGAGGAAAATAAAAATTGGCTTTATTACAGTATTTGCCTGCGAACCGCTGAAGTAGGCATAGACTTTAAAAGCGATAGCCAAGACTAATAAGTTTTTTTTTTAAGATGTCGTCAAACTCAGGGCAGCAACCGGAAACATTAAAATTGACTTTATTGCCAATCATATTTTTGAAGTTGATTCGGGGCGCCTCTAAATGCACCTGACATTTTAAATATCCTATTTTACGCCTTAAATCTCTTTCAACATCTTGGCGTATTTTGTTTTCTAAATTCATAATTTTCTCCAATTAAGTTAAGGTCTAACGACTGAGCTCACCGGCGCGGTAGCGTCCGGTGAAGCGATTTGTTAGATAGTAATATAACCACCATAAGCCCAAATAAAAGTACCAATTATAGACATTCCAAAACCAATTCTTTCATTTCTAAGTATTTGTCTTGCTTCTTGAAGAAGCTGATCATATTCATCGGTGCCTTTTTTGGGCCAGAAACGCATAAATGCGAGTTTATGAGCCATTAATTCGGTTTCATTTTGGGGGGTTAAATTTATGGTAGGCCAAAAAGAAAGATAGATGCCTGCAATAGTAACAATTGCTCCTGAACTCGCGAATATATCGAAATCTTTTATATGGAAGGAATATATGAGTGAAGCGAAAACTAAAAAAAAAGAAATAATAAGCATGGAGACCCAGGTAAAATTAGCTACTATTTTTATGAATACCGCTTTTATTCTTTTTCTCATAATTCCTCTATTATTAATATTTTTTGGATTGCTATCTAACGACGGAGCTGACGCGACATGAGCCGCGAAGCGGCGTGATGTTCGCGTCTAGCAATTTGTTAGACTAAGCAATAAAATAGCCATGAACGCACAAAGCAAAACAAAAATTATCACGAATTTACATAAGGCATCAGACTATCTAGCCCTGAGTTTAATGGAGTTAAATAAAGAAGGCCATCAAGAAGAAGATTTAACGAAACAAATAAAAACTCTCAAAGAGAACGCGGAGAAGCAATTAAATGCCGCTTTCCGCGATCCAATCATTGCTGAGTAAAACTTTAAGGCGATCAAGATATGTTCCTTCACTGCAATGAACCGTAGTAATTGTTTGTTTGCCTATTATGGAATGAGTGATCTCGAAAATAATATATTCATTTTTCTCATGAATTAAAGTTTGTCCTACTGCCATATGAGCATCTTCAATTTCAATATGGTCCATTTCAACGATGCTGCGAGTGTATAATTTTAAAAACATAATTTTCTCCAATTAAGTTAAGGTCTAACGACTGAGCTCACCGGCGCGGTAGCGTCCGGTGAAGCGATTGGTTAGACGAGAACAATCATGACTCAACCAGTAGACGTGAAATTAATCCGGGACGACGAGGGAGTTTTCGACGTAAACCTGGACGAAAACGGAGACCTGCAAGTCGACGACGGATTCGGGACCACCGTGACGATGTCTCTGGCGGGAAGAAGGAGAGCGACGGAAGGAGAAGTGCCTACGCCCGAATATCGAAGCGGCTGGATAGGGAATCTCGTATCCGCGTTTCCGGGCTTCGAGGCCGGCTCCAAGCTTTGGCTTCTGAAGCAGGCCAGGTTGGACGACGCGACGAAAAACGACGCCAAAAGCTACATCGAGGAATCTCTCGAATGGCTAATCGAGGACGGACTGGCAAAAGACGTGACGGTCGAGACCGCCATTTCAAACGGAACGCTCGAGGCTTTAATAACCATTGACGGAGAGCCGTTTTATTACGATCTTTGGAATCTGACTAATTTTGAATAATCATGTCCGAAATTATTTTTCCGAATAGAGAAGAGATAAATCAGGCGGCGAAGGTCGATATTCGTTCGGAACTGCTGGGAAGCAATCCCTTTCTGCGAAATTCCTGGATCGGCGCGATCGCGGCGGCTTTGGCTTTCAGAAACTTCGACACTTACGAGAAGCTGAAGGAAATTCTCAAGCAGACCTTTTGGGACACGGCCGAGAATCCTTATCTTAATCGCTGGTCTTCGATATTCAACATCGTCACCAATCCGGCTTCGCGGGCTTCGGGATACATAGTGGCTCAGGGAACTCCCGGCTCGATCGTTCCGAACAACTCCAAACTTTCTTCGGGAGCGATTCAGTACAAGACGACTCTGAGCGGAACCATACAGGCTCAAAGTCTGGGAATCACGTCTCTGACTCGTTTCGGAGGAACGGTGACGGCGGTCACGGCGGCCGATCACAACTTGGCCAGCGGCGTAATCGTGCTTATAGCCGGAGCGGTCGAGGCCGAATATAACGGCGTCTGGACGATCACCGTCACGGCATCGAACGCCTTCACCTATGAAATAGAAACGACTCCGAGCACTCCGGCCACCGGGACTATAACGGCGTCTTTCGACACGGCTCTTATTCCGGCGCAAGCGGACGACAGCCCCGTGCTTTACGCGGGAGCCGACACCAACCAGGACCCCGGCGCGGAGTTTTCCTTCACGGTTCCTATAGCCGGAGTCAACAACAGCGCTTTCGCCGACATTAACGGCTTAACCGGCGGAGCCGATCAGGAATCCACCGAAGATCAGAGAATCAGATTTCTGTTTCGGGTTCAGAATCCGGTGGCTAATTTCAATGAAGCGGCCATTACTCTGAAGGCATTGGAAGTAGAAGGGAACACGCGAGTATGGGTTACTCCTGCATATCCGGCGCCAGGTCAAGTAACAATTCGCTTTACGCGCGATAATGATGGAATCATACCGACTTCCGGCGACATAGATAGAACTAAAGCGAAAATACTGGAAATTAAGCCCGCTAATACGGAAGATGCGGATGTTATTGTCAAAGATATTACCGCTAAAGAAATTCCTTTTGATTTTAATGGGACGCTTATCCCGAATACGTCTACGATGCAAGCGGCGATCAATAATAGCTTAGACGCGTTTTTTGAGGAAACAGCGGCTCCCGGAACAGACATCCCTAAAAATCAATATATATCCGTTATTCAAAATACCATAGATACCGAGACGGGAGACACTGTGCAGAGTTTTACTTTAAGCACTCCAACAGCCGATCCTATTTCTGTGGCTTTCGCTGAAATGCCCGTTAAAGGACCTGTTTCATTTTAATGGAAGGCTATGCGAAAATCCATACTAACATTGATAATTACGGCGGCGTTGCTCGCGATTGTCGCAAGGAGCTTTCAGAGAGCATTCGGGTCCGAAAAAAGAAACGAACGATATTATCAGGAAAGATGGTGCCATGCTAACGGCGGCATTATGGAAATCCGTCTTTCCGACGGAACGAGGGCGGACTGCGTGACGAGCGAATACGCCGTCGAATTCGATTTCGCTCGCAAATGGGCGGAAGGATTGGGGCAGGCTCTAAGGTACGCCAGACTGACGGGGAAAAAAGCAGCCGTCGTTTTAATCTGGAAGAATGACGCCGATAGAATAAAAATTTCCAATTTGAAAAGCGACATTAAATATTACGGGATTCCCGTCGACGTTTTTTCAATAAGAAAAGATGACTGAACTTTTCACTAGACACTCGAAAGAAGAACATGCCGACTCTCTTGCCGCTTACCTGCCTGACGACGACGTTTGGGCGGCGAAGGGCATCGACGGCAAGAAGGTTCGTCAACTGCTTCTCGGCATGGGACTGACTTTCAAAAGGGGAGAGGATTTCCTCGAATCCGTATGGGAGGAGCTTGATCCTTCGACGACTACGGAGTTTATAGAGGAATGGGAATCGGCGGTCGGAATCCCGGACGACTGATTCGACGCAAGCGGCTCTCTGGATGAGCGCCGAATAAACGTGGTCGCCAAGCTGACGGCGGCCGTGCAGACCGCGACCGACTTCGAGGAGCTGGCCGCTTTGTTCGGCTTGACGGTCGAAGTGATTTCGGGAATAGCGGGGGCCGGATTTCCCTATGTTTTCCCGCTTCTTTTTTTCGAATCGGTCAAGGAATCCCGGTTCACCATTGTCGTGAAAGTGACGGATGAATTGACGGGCGGATTTCCCTATGCTTTCCCTTTAGTGTTCGGAAACGGGATTTTGGACATACTCCAATGTTTTTTCAATAAACTGAAACCGGCTAATTGCCAGGTTATTTTCATAGAAGTGTAAGTTATGCAGAATATTCCGACGAAAGGCACCGGAGATCAATATACGGCGAACGAATTCAACGGCAATCAGAACGAACGCGAAAACGCCGTCACGGATTCCGGTCAAAGTCTTGGAGGCGACGCGTTCCAGCTCTCCAGAGCCGCCGCGATTAACGGCGCGGGAGCCGATTATTACGATGATTCCGGGCTTGCGGACGCTTATGTCCTTTCCAAGCCGGGAACCAGTTCCCTAAGGTCTCCTCCCGCTTATTTCGAGGGGATGCGAATCAGATTCAGGCCGACGAATCCCAATACCGGCGGATCGACGGTTAACGTGGCCGGAGTCGACGTCGTACCCATCCTCAAGGAGGATGGAGCGACGGCCTTGTCCCCCGGCGATTTGGTTGCGGACAGAGACGCCGAATGCCGCTACGACATAACGGCCGGAGCTTTTCTTCTCAAGAGCGGCGCTCCCGACGCGACTCAGACTTCGCGAGGAATCGCATATCTCGGCGATCAGATGATAATTCTCGAAAATAACGCTGTCGATCCGAACAACGACATCGACTTCAGTGTGGGAAAATTCACTTTCGATGACGGAACCGGAGAAGCTATTTCCCCAACAGCGCTTTCGCCGCCCTACACGAAACAACTTGACGGCGTCTTCGTCGGGGGAGATGCTCAAGGAGGATTGGATACGGGGACTAAAGCGCCACTCACCACTTATCATTGTTTCGCTGTTTTCGATCCTACAAACGGCTTAAGCGATTTCGCTTTTACTACCAATCCGGCGGGTCCTTCTTTAGTAGGCAATTTAGTTAACTATACGAAAAAACGACTCGTGGGGGCTATCTTAACGGACGGTTCGTCTAACATTATCGCTTTCCTGCAAGTCAAGAACACGTTTTTTTACAGAGCGCTAATAGTTGATGCCGCCCTTGTCTCCACTCCGACAGCAAGAACGAATTACGCACTGACGACTCCTTCGGGCAGAAAAACGGAAGCGATTCTAAACTGCGCATGGCGTTCTTCCGCGACCGTAGGAGGCGGAAGAGCGATAATTATTTCCGATCCTGACGGAGTTGATCAGGCTCCCGTCTTTAATAGTCTTTTCACTTTTTCGGGCGCTAAGGACAGCCCTTCGGAAATAATGGATATATCGGCGCAAATAAGGGTAATGACTGATACTTCGTCGCAAATAGCTGTTAGAGCCACGACTACCACTGATCAACTGCATGTAACGACGGTAGGATGGGTGGACCACGATATAGAGGTATTTTAAAATGCTATACTTGAAAAACGACATTACGGAAGCGATAGGAATATTCAACCGTCCGCAAGAGGGATGGACCGAACTTACGCAGGAGGAGCTTGACGCTTATTTACTTGAAGAGGCTAAGAAAGCGAAAGTCGAAGAATTGGATTTGGACTTTTCGGCGTTCGAGTGCGGCGGCCATGTCTACGACGGGAATACTTATTGTCTGAAGAAAGACGGGATAGATAATATAGTCACCGTCGTGAATGGCCTCGATCCGGCCGATCCGAACGCTTATACTTTCCGGGATATAAACGGCGTCGCTCATGATTTCGAGACTCAGGAAGCGTGGGACGCTTTCAAGCTGGATATGATCACGGAGCGAAATCGCGTCATGGTGTATTATATCGCGAAGAAAACCGAGATAAACGCATGCCAGACTATCGCCGAAGTGGAGGCGATAGTCATAGACTTCTCGGAATAATATGGAGCTGGAAACGGCGGAAAGGATAGCGGGGCTTGAAATGCAGATAAAATTATTCAAATGGGCTATCGGCGGATTTTGCGTTCTTACGATGGCCGTTTCCGGCAGTTTGGCGAAATGGGTTTACGGACAAGGATCGGACGTGAATGTTTTGAAGAACGACCTGAAAACGCAACGGCGAACTGTCGCGACCCATGAAAAGAAGATGGAGGCGGGCAACAGGCATGTCGAAAAAATGAGCAAGGATATACAGGCCAATACGATCCATCTCGAAAACATCAAGGAAATGGTTTGGGAAATCAGAGGCATCTTGAAAAGCAAACGTTGATTTAATCGGGAATCGCGATGAATACGGAAATGATACTGAGCAAAGCTCTCGAACTGGCCACGGAGGTCGAAAATATTATTTTGGCGGCCGGATGGATATTCGCTTCTCTCAAGAGTCGGCATGAGAACCGCCAGCTCGCCGAAATCATGAACGGTTCGACGCTGAAGAACGAGGAGTTCACGAAGCTGGCGGCGGAAAGAGGTCTAAAAAGCGGATTTAAGATATTGCAGAAATTTTTGCCGAAATGATTTTTTTTCGGGGATTCCTTTCTCAAGCGCTCTTAGCGTATTAATCGCTAACCGCGCCTCTTTAATCGGAGGCATGCTTTTGAGCGCGTCATCTCCGAAAAGCTCTTTTAAATTCGCCAGTTCCTTCTTCGTCATGAGCGTCAGCTCGCGCTCGGAGTAAAGATCGGACGCTTCTATCGATTCGTATTTATTCTCCAGATCGTCGAAGCTTATCACCGCGTCGTTGTTTCCATACGCTTCTCTGGCGAAAACATGGCTTCGCAGGACCACGGTCACTCTCCACACGGGCGTAACTTTTCGTCCCTTATAATGGATCGTCTTTCCGTTTAAAGGGATATAGAGCCGACCCTTTTCGATTTTTTTATTCTCCATTCTCCTCCTCGTACTTCGGCTCCGGCTCGGCCTCGACAATCATAATATCTCTAATCAGATCATGGAGAGCCTGTAGCTGTTCGTTTTCGCTGAGGTCCGAATCTCTAATTATTTTCTCGGCTCTCAGACATTGTTTTTGCAGTTCGTTCATGATGTTCTCCTCATCTATAGTTTTTTCTTTAAAAATGGCTTCGAGCAAGATCAGATAATTGATCATATCTCCGATTTTTTCATCAACGGTTTCTTCCGTTGGGGACAGATTGCCCTGAATCAAATCAATAACGGAAACAAGATGTTTCGATGCCATGCCCCATAAAGCCGTCTCTAATGTTGTTCCGTTTATTTTTGCGGCTTTTCTGAAATTATAGAGTCGATCTTCATTGCCCGAATACTCCTTTGCTTTTCGGGAAAGAATTTCTGTTATCTTAGAAATTCTTTCATCAAGGATTTGTTTGAATTCTTGATTCTTCATTATTGCTCCTAAAAAGGCATCAGCGGCGCCCAGTCGTTCGCCGGACCGTCTCCGCCGAACACCTGCGGTTTCGGATTCATTCTATTGGCGTTGTTGTCCTCGTGCGATTCCAGATATGTGATCTTGCCGCCTTCGGCCAGGAATTCGGCCGTGGCCGCCTCAATCTCTTCGCGCGGAATATGAATTATTTTCCGCCTTTTCCACGTCGGATTCCGACCATAACGTTTCTCAGGAAAGTCCATAATTGAAGTCCTCCTTTTTAAACCAGTCCTTCTCAAGTCCCTGGATAGCGAGCGCGGCTTTGGCCTGGGCTTCGGTTTCACCTCTATTTCCACACAATTTTCCTGACCAATCGGAATAAGTTTTTAAATAACCCGCTTTGAATTTATTGTCATACAAGGTTCTGAAAAATCTTATATAATATTGGATTTCATCTTTTTCGATAACAGATGGCAACAAAGCCCCTAACTCGTCGCCCGTGTAGGCTGGTAGTGAAATATTCGCTTCCGTCGATTCTGAATCGCTGGCTAATTCCCACTGAAGGTCGTCGCCGTCCCAATTCACCCAGCATATTAAACTCTCCGGCGCATCGTCCCCAAGCAACTCAGCCAGCCTCTTAGCCTGCCCCAAAGAGCAGACTTGTCTTTCAATCGGATAGCTCACGCCATGTCCTCCTCCCCTTTCTCGGTCGCGTTAAAGCTCTTGATCTCCTTGACCCAGTACAGCGCCATATTCATATCATTGAGGCGGATTACATCCTCCAGAGGGACCGCTCCTTCCATGCTGCCTATGGCGTCTATGGCGTCCTCGTTGTCGGGATGAGTCGCCAGTCCGAAAAGCTCTTTGACGACTTCATTGGGATTGGGCGGCAGTTGAAGCTTGGTTTCCGGTTCTCTTTCCTTCGGTTTCTTCTCCGTTTTGGACTCCGGCTTCTTTTCCCGCTTCGGCTTGGTTGTCTCTTCGGTCTTCGGCGGCTCCGGCTCTTCGACCGTGACTTTGACGTCCGATGGTTTGGTATCCTCATTTGGAATTATAACGCCGTCCGGCTCTTCGGCGATAAAACGGCCTGTAATTCTCGTTAAAACTTGGCTGTATAATTTCGATTGAGCCAGCCCGCGCGCTTTGTCCAGGGAATCCCATTTTCCGAACTTCACTTTTATGTGGACTTCATCTCCATCCTCATAACCGATTGATTGCTCCCGTCCCTCAATGACCCATTTCGCCTTGCATTTTATAAACGCATGTCCGTCTTTTACGGCCGGAGTGCTGATTGTTTCCCGGAAGCCTTCAGTCATTTCAAGGATGCGGCGAAACTTGCCGGCTTTAACCGGCATTCCCTTTCCTGAAATGATATTTATCTCATTGCCATGCATTCTATAGCCTTCCAGACAGCAAGGTATCAGCGCTTCGACTATTTGCGCATAGCTGTACGGCTTCATGTCGTATTTTCTGTCGGGGTTCTTATTGTGTTTGAAAATATTTTTCTCGCTTCGATCAGTCAGGAACCCGGCGGGGCTTTCCTGGGACATCTCCACAAGTTCCTGGATTTCAGGGGTTTTAAAAAACGCTTTCAGACTTCTGATTCCGTTCATAACCACCAAACTGTCCTTAATGCTGTTCACGCCCGTGCTTAAAGCTCCCGAACATTCCTTAACTACAAGATCGAATTTTTCCTGCAATTCTTCAGGGATCATTAAATCTTTAACGGGCTTATTTTCGTTGCTCATAATTTCATTCCTCTATTAATAAAATATTTTCAGTTTTAGATGATTGACGTTTCTGAATTTTCTGTATGGCTTCCAGCAATTCGCCATGTCTGCTTATGAATAAGGATAAATGCCAGAGTGGAACCACCGAGACATTCGGCGCATGTTCCGCCATGAAAGACGCGCTGACGGGATCAAGATTATCATTGAGCCATTTCCCCATATTTAATTCTCGTTCTATTTTTCGCTGATAATCAATAGCTTGCTGAAGATTCTCAAAATATTCTCCGTCAGTGGTTCTAAAAGCAGTGATTTTCTCAATCATCAATTTCTTCTCCGAATTGAACTTTTCGGCCGCACCTTCGGCAGCGCAGCGTTTTTCCGTAATCGGGCGCGTCCTCCTCATCGTTTCGGCATTCGCAGCGTGAGCAGGTCCAGGCGTATGGTTCGGGCTTGCGGTCAAACATTAGCCGCCTCCTTGATGACCCGTCGGTTTCCCATTAGGATTTCTGGAAACGGAACCGCACCATTCCGCGCCATCATAACAGATAGGGAAATATACATGATTTTTTGACCATGCGGTAAAAGGAATGCCTTCCTCGTGTCCGTATCCATCATTGAACTCGACATCCAGTTCTTTGTCTGAAAGGGTAATTGATTCTATATCCTGCCATGTTTCCTGAGTCTTACTCATCGCGTAAGATATTTCCTTCCTCCATGTAGTGCTCATTGATTTTCCTCCAACTTCAATTGCTCCTCTATCACTTCGCTTTTGCCGTGCATTTCCGCGAAGGCGAGGACGTTTTTCTTGATTGACTTGTAGGCGTCTGAAAGTTCCCGCAGTCTCCTGCATAGTATTTCACTCAGAACTTCAGACCCGATTTTGTATTTAGTGCTCATTGCTCCACCCCCAACTCATCAACAACTTTTCGGTAGATTTCCTTTATGGTCGTCCAGGATACCGGAACTTTCAGCGCATACTCGCCAGCTCCCGTGCACTCTTCGCATAATTCATCATATCCGTTTTCCTCGCATGCGGAGCACGGTATTATCACGGTTTCATGAAATTCACCGCTTAATAGAGCTTTCGCTCCGTTTTCCGCAGTCAACGAATGCGGCATGATAATTTTATGTTCCATATTGCCTATGTCTTTCTACTCCTCGAAAGGATTTTCAATCGTCATTCCGTACCTGGGAATGTCCAGCGGCTCTTCGATAATCGGCTCCTCGTCCGGCTCATGGTTCGCTATCTTCCAGAGGCAATCCTGAAAAAGACTCCGTCCCTCGTCCAGAGAATCCCGGCCTACCGGATAGAACCTTACCTCGTGCGGCGGCGTGTTGGCGCAAGCCGCGACGGTGAAATCATCGAAAGGCAATCCGGTCACTTGGCGGACTCCCTCCATGTAAAAGGCGGCCGAGAAATGATAGCCGTAGTTCAGCATCTCTCGATCAAAGCCTTTCCGCTTATGATTTTTGGTGCTCTTATAATCCAGAATGAACTGGTTTCCAGACTGTTCGCCGAAATCTATCCAGTCCGTCCGCGCCTTGCATTTAATCCCGGTCTTCTCGTCGATCCAGAAAAAGGATAGTTCCGCGAATCCGGAATCGAACAACTTCAGACGGCTACCTTTTGCATGAATATTCAACGACATAGTGGCGACCGCGTCCCGTTCCGCTTCCGGCAGACAATAACAACCGGAGTTCGCTTCTTTCTCCGCATACCAGCTTTTCGTCAGAATCGTTTTGGTCGGACACGGCAAAACATTGTCTTGATAAAATTCCATCCCTTTTCCCTGCGTCAGTCCTTCCAGGCACAGATGGAAAGCTCCTCCGCGCTCAAGGGCTAACGTAGACTTCGGCTCCTGCTCCTTCTCGTACAGGAACGACTCGACCGACCTCAAAGCGTGTTTAAGCATGCTTGATCCGTTCCATTCCCGGAATCCGTGATAGGATTCATTGGGCATGCCGGAATAGATTTTCCCGGCTTCCGGCGTCATGCCTTCGCGCCAGGGGGTTACTTTGACTTCTTTCACGCCAGCTCCTCTCCTTCTTCCCGATCGTCTTCGATTGGGCTTAGAGTTATGATGTTTTCGCCCGGCTTTGATCTTCCCACTTTGGCGACGATTACTTGGAAGCCTTTCTTGATGAGCATTTCCGGAATTTTCTTCTGGTTTTCATCGTCGAAGAGGTCGAAGTCGTCCAGAAAGACAAGCTCCATTTCAGGATTTCGGGAGGCAAGGAGTTGGGGCACGATCTTCATTAATTGCCCCTGACTGAAATAGGGAGGTCTGATTTCTCGCGGCGCCTCTCCCTGGTAGCCGAACAGCAGTCCGCCATTGTCGTCGATCGTCATGCCCTTGAACGGCAGTTTGGATTTTTTAAGAAAATCCGTTCGCTCGCTTTCAAGTTCCGATTGCAGCGTTTTGTTTTCCGTCAGCTCCTTTTTGACGGATTCGATCTTTTCAAGCTTTTCGAGATATCGCTCGTAGGCGGCGGCCTTCACGTTCGTCTCGGAGGCGGAAGCTATTTGCCTGTCAATTTCTGTCAGCGCGGTTTTGTCGGGTTCGGGGTCTTCATAAGTCGGCGTTTGAATCTCTTTCCCGACATATTCCTTTTCGGGCTTGGGAAGAGAATCTATCCAGGCTTGGACCTCTTCTCCGGTATATCCCAACTTTCTTAAGTCTTCCAGACAATCCTTGGCGTCTGCTATCAGAATACGATTGCTGTCCTGCTTATCCCTAAACAACTTTTCTATTTCTTTAGCTTCGCGCAACTGTTCTTCATACAGCTTGCGCTTTTCTTCATTGCGGTCCGAGATTTTTTGTCTTTCAGACTTAATGGCATTGTCGATCTCGATCTTTTTCTCAACCAATGAATCGACATCCACCTTTTCAACCTTCTCGAATTCCTCCGGTTTCCCCAACGCTTTCAGCCGCGCGTTGATCTCCGAATACTTTTTCTTGAGAGACTTTTTCTTCTCGTCGAATTCAGAAGTGTCGATTCCGAGCAGCAGGGCTTGCTCTTTGGCCGTCAGAGCCGTGAACGTCGAGGGAGAGAAGAAAGCGACCGAAAACAACTCCGACAACCATTCATGGCTAATCGGATAGCCGTCCGGCGCCTTGAAGCTCAGTTTGGCGTTAGAGGACTTGGTGAACTTTCGCTCGACGATGATTTCGGCGTTATCATAGGCGGCGTCAATCAGAGTCAGCTTGATCGCGGCCGACTTCGCTCCCGGCCGGATGAATCTGAACCGTTCTCCGCGAAAGGAACTCGGTCCCTTTTCGGCTATGCCCTCGAATGCCTGCCAGACCGAGTCTATTATCGAACTCTTGCCTGTTCCGTTCAGGCCTATGATCTCCGTGTAGGTATCCGAGAATTGGCATACCATGTTTTCGAGAACCACATGGTTGGCGAACTCTATTTTAAAAATTTTTAACCTTTTTCTTTTCGACATTATTTCTCCTTAAGCGGTCATCATTTCGGAAAGTCTCGTCCCGGAACACGCTTCATGCGTTTCGCCGAACCAGTCTTTTGCGCGGAAAAATCCCTGAACGGATTCCAAGAGCGGCGGGGTTCTGCGCGTCATTGCCGGGTAATGAAAATCATTTTCCATTTTCCATATTCCCAAAGCCAGCCTCTCGCGTCCCTGGCAGTCCCGATAATGGACCAGATAGCCGTCTCCGTAACTTAATCTCCGTATGGATTCCGGCGTTTTCGGCGTTAGATCGAGTTCTATTTTCATTTATTTTTCTCCTTTATATAAGCCTTGAATCCGGATGACGTGCGGATAGCGTCGTCCACTTCCTGGCTCGCGTTAAATCCATTGTCCTTTAAGTGCTTCAGATAATCGGCGGAATCTTCGCTAACGGTTAGAGACCCGATCCGCACTCTTTTTTTTCTAGGTATCGGCATATTGTCCTTTTAGCTGAATTTAAAATATGATCTCAGCTTAAATGACCAATTTTAGTTTGTCAACATTTTTGTTAACATAAAAATGAAAATAAATATGTACATTTTTGTGTTGACAGAAAAGTTTCAGGCAAATAAGTTAAGGACAGTTGAATCGAAAAACGGAACAGGAGGAAGTTATGATCGAGAAAGCGAAAATTAAAATCAGAACGACGCGACTGGACGGCGAAATAAATAATAAATATTGGGAGACGCCGCTGATTGTCGAGTCGGGCGCTCATGGACAGAATGACGAGGTTGACATTTCGCTGCCCGGTGGAGCCGGAAAAGCGACCGTCTTGGCGATTGATCTGGTTAACGCCGTTATTGGCGCGTCCATATTAGATAACTTTAAGGAGAAGAAATGAAAAAATACGACCGCTTCAAGCGCAAAGATGACGATGAGGGAAATATTATCGAGTATACGGGACTTTCCGCGCTGGATAATAATCCCGTCTTTAAAGTCATCCGGGCCGAAGACGAAGAATTTCCTGAAAATTCCATTCGCATAATGACCCCGGAAACATTTAAAGAGGCATATGAGCCGCTCAAAGGGCATTCCACGCATCCTCTTATAAGCGAGGTCAACTCCCTCCTGAAGGAGAGTCCCGATTTTCAGCGGGACTTGGCGAAAGCTCTAATCACTCAATTTTCGGCCGCGAGCGAAGAGGAAAAGGACTCCGTCGTGATGGCCATGCTCCGCGAAGTTCTGCCGGAAAGTCTTATCCGCGAACCTCATAAACGCTAACCTTATACAACCTTATACATGAACGATAACGAACGAACGATAGAGAAAATCATAGACCTGCTTTTCGAGATTGGAGAAGAGCATTCGGATAAAACGATGGTCGTTTTCCCGGTCGGCAAGCTGTGGAAATTCGGACTTGGTCTTCAAAAACTGCTTTCATGTCTGACGGACGTTCCGGCCACGACGGACAGAATAGTCAAGCTGGAAGTCGTTTCCGCCTTAACGGGGACGCCCGAATCGACTATTTACGAGCTGATCAAAAAGAAAACGTTTCCTGAGTCGGTAGCGGTTCCGGGCAAAGCGAAAAGTCCCGGCTGGCGACTGAGCGATATTTCTTTATGGATCGCCGATCCGGAGAATTGGGAGGAAAACAGAATGGCCGCGATGATGGCCGAAGACATGGATAAGCAAAATGGATAAGTACGATTTTTTCGACGCTTCGCGGATTGCGGCGGAGAGTGGAAGAAGAGTGAGATGCGGAGAAAAAGGAGAATGGTTTACGTGCGAATACGGAAGGCCTCTTTATAATGATGCTGAGATAGGAAGCAACTTTTATCCGACTATTGAGCAGCAAAAACAAAAAATATGGGAACTGGAACCGGCATATCCTAAAGAGGTCGAAATCGGAGAAGGACTAACCCTGAAAAGAGGGGACGACGGCTTTTGGCTACGATTCGCGTCTTCTTCGGGAGGTGCAGCCGTCCTTGATTTGCCGCCGGATTGCGGTCCCGTAGTCAGTAAGGTCATAAGAGAATGGGCTGAGGATCGATTCAAGAATCTTGCGTGGCTCCCCTCGGATCGATTCAAGAATCTTGCGTGGCTCCCCTGGGAGAGATTCAGCCTTCCTGAAATGCCCGACAAACAGTTTGATTTTTTTGGTTTATTGGATGACAGAACGATATGCATAGGAACATGGTACCCGGAAGTGAAGAATTGGGTGACTAGCTTTTCAAACACCGCTAAATTGAAGTATTATATTCCTGTAACCAAAATACCGAAACCGGAGATAAACAATGACTGAAATGTTGCGGAAAATAAAAAGCGGCGAGCAAGTGAAAGGCTTCGCCGAAGACTTCTATAATGATCTCAGAAGCGCGTGGAATGCCGGATTGATTCAGTATTTCAGGGGTGACGGATGGGAACTCACCGATAAAGGGCGAGATTATTCGGAGAGCGTTCAGTGAAAAAGATATTCGCTTTTGTCTTCGCGGCGCTGATATTCGGCGATGCCGAAGGATTCAATTCGCGGCGAATAAAAATTCCCGAAATACTGATTAAGGCGCATCGAAGCCAATCCAGAATCCTGCTGGGCGTTCGCGGCCGATTTTCAGACCACCCGGGCAGCCTCCGATCTGCGGCGGCAGGAGATATTCTCATAACTACGTCAAAAAAAAGGTCTGCGTGCGCGGCGGAACAGGCGGATATTGCCATCCGGGCGAACGATATTGCGATTGTCATGAGGTTTCGATGTGCGAAGATTGCGGAGCGAGGAAGTAGGATGAATCCTTATTTTGAGACTGAGAGAGGTAAACTTTATCACGGCGATTGCTTGGAAATCGGTCCGTATCTCAAAGAACAAGCTTCTTTGATTTGCATTGATCCGCCGTACAATATTAAGAAGGATACCTGGGATAAGATCGATAATTATCAAGAGTGGATGGGAGCAGTCTTCAAGCTCTGTCAGAGGATGCTTAAAGACAACGGTTCATTCTACTGGTTTCATAATAAAATGCCGGTGATAGCTCGGTTGATGAGATGGATTGAAGAAAATACGGAGTTTGTGTTTAAAAAGTTCATTGTCTGGAATAAGTACTTTAAGGAAACTAAAAATAGAGGCTTTTATATGCGACATCTTGCTATTGATGGTTCGCGCAATTATGAAACAATGGCGGAATATTGCCTTTTCTATACCTTTCAGGATGAGACGGGGCTTGAGGCAATTAAAGATGAACATATTAAACCAAAAAATAAATTCGCTCAGTACCTACGGGATGAGTTTAAAAAAGCGGGTGTTACTAATAAAGAAATAGCGGCTTTATTTCCAAGTAAAACGGGTGGATTAACTGGATGCGTTTCTAATTGGCTGAATGGTGACAACATAATCACTAAAGATCAATATCTGAAAGTTAGAGCATTCTTAAATAACGAGTACTTGAGGAAGGAATACGAGGACTTGAGGAAGGAATACGAGTACTTGAGGAAGGAATACGAGGACTTGAGGAAGGAATACGAGGACTTGAGATATACCTTCAATAATCAACCCGTCACCGGTGACTTTTGTTTTCACTTGCAGGACTGGAATAATAGCGTCTGGAACTATTCAGCCGCGCCTCAAATCGGACATTTAACGCCAAAACCTGTAAGATTGATCGAGAATATCCTGAAGCATTCCAGCAATCCCGGCGACCTTTGCATGGATTTCTTCGGAGGTTCAGGCACTATGGCTATGGCATGCGAGCATTTAAATCGCCGTTGGATTCTTTGCGAAAAGGAAAAAAAGTATTGCGAGATAGCCGCCAAACGCATCGAGGCGGCTGCCAGTCAGAAAACCTTTGAAGACTATTTATAATGTGGATAATCCCGAAATCACTTGCGTCTCGCTATGCTGCGGAAAAGGCTTTGCGAGTGCTTGGGGAGAAGCTTCAGAAGGATCCGGATATTCAACAGAGTTTCGAGGATTATCTATGATCGTTTTTCGAGGTCAGCAAAACGATATTAACAAGAGGAGAAACCATGCTTAAAAACAGTTCGGAATATAAGGAAGCGGTCCGGGAAAGCTATAACGCCATACTTTCCGAATCTCATCAAAGTTCATTTTCTTTTCAGATATGGAAACAAGCCTTCGAAGCCGGTTTCGATGCCGGACAAAGCCCCGAAATAACGAAGGAACTGAAAGAGATTTTGCGCGAAAAATTGGAGAATACTTGTTAAGCGCAACGCATCTCCAGGCGATAGTCCGCAATTCTCCGGCATAAGGCGTGTTTTTTTAGTATCATATTTTCCGCGTCTTCGGTGAATCGGGATCGTTGTAGAGCCGTCGAGCGATCCTTAAAAACTAGGACTGTCTCCAGAGGGGTTGATACTGACAACCCCTCTAATCCTAACTCTTATCGGAAAAATTCGATAATTATGACGAAAAAGAGGCTAATAATGAGGATTGTTTTAACTTTAATGTGCGGCTTTACCGCGATAATATGTCAGGTGGTTGGGATTCTTAATCATGAGGACAATATAGATGAAGCTATTTTCTGGACATTGACCGCCATTTTCTGGATATGCGTAGCAGGCGTCAATGATAAATTTTTCAGATAGCGAAGCGAAGGAGAACAGCGAATGTTTAAAGTCCCCGAAAAATACAGAATCGAAACCGGAAGTCTGGCGACAGGCGAGAGCGCGGGAAACAACGGAGCCTTTATATTCTCGTATTCGGGAATGTCGGTATTATGCGTAGCGAGCGATATTCTGGGGTGGGAGCATGTCTCCGTGACCGCCGCCAATCCCGGCGCCAGGATTCCGAAAAATCCTCCGTCATGGAAAATCATGCGCAAGGTCAAATCACTTTTTTGGGACGATGAGGACGCGGTTATGCAGATTCATCCTCCCAAGTCCGAGTATGTGAATTTTCACCCCGCCTGTCTTCATCTATGGAGACCTGTCGACGGCGACTTTCCGCGGCCTCCGAGAGAACTTGTTAACGGGGGGCTTATGGATTATAAGAAAAGGCTGAAAAACAAACCTGACTAAACTCCGTTTTCAAGGATATTCATGGAACCTATTTACACTATGATATGGCCGGTCGCGGGTGTCTGCGACATGTATTGTCCTTTCTACGTCGAAGGCTCTCTGGAAAAGGAAGAGACAGAGGAATTGAAGATAGGCGAGCATTGCCGATTCAACGTCCAGAAAAGAGTCGCCCCGAACTGCGACGCCACGGAGAGAAATCCGGAGGCGGATAAATAATATGGCCATCACTATCGCCGATATAGCCGCCGAGCTGGTCGTCAGACGACTTTCCGGGGAGCTTCCCAAGCCCAAATCGATCGACACTTCCACGACGAAAAGGTCGGATGCCATCAGATGCCATGACAGACCGCTTCGCGCCTACAAATTGCTCAGGACGGTCGATCATATAAACTACAGGTAAGAGTTTGGTCGGGAAATTCGTTTCCTTACCAACCCCGGATGACTGGAGCCATACGGGATTATCCGTACTGACAAAGCCTGATATTTCCCCGGTCAAACCAATAAAATGGCGATGAATGAAGAAGAAAAAGCTTGTATCAATCACTAGAAAAAAATTCAAACGGATCACGGAAGACGTGAAAGCGGGGCATGAATGGTTTGCCGCTTTTCAAAAAGTTAATGATTTTATGTTCGGTGAGCTTGGAGAAGAATTTCCCATCATATCCCAGTGTCCGGGTAATAACCTCATTGAGGCGATCAAGAGGTATAAGAAGCAAATGGACTGATATTTTTCTTAACCGCCCTGAAAAGGAGTACAATGAAACCAAATGATAACAGAGATTATTCCAAAATGAACGCTATCATGGAAGCGCTTGGTTGTGAAGGCGAAAACGGCTTATATGAGCATGAGGATTTGAGTGTTTCTTTTGATTTGACGGCTACTGCCGACGATAAAATTTTGCTGGCGATAAGAAACAAGATGGCGGAATTAGGCTATGATTATGATGCCTGCAAGAATGAATTCAAAAGTTGGCTCGGATAAGGACTGATATTTTCTTAACCCGCGCCGAAAAGGAGGATGGATGAAATTTTTATTGCCTTGCTACGCATTGGTTTCCAGAGAAACAGGGAGGATAATGTTGACTGGAGGAGGAATGCCTATAACTTCTCATAATAAATACGTCATAGAGGAATCTTTGCGAAGATTATCGGATTATGATGATAACCCTCAAGCGGAAATAAGGGCATTGCCGCCAACACCTTTAATGATTGAAGAGGATGATGAATGAACGATAAAACCATAATTGAAGCGCCGAAAAGGAGGAGAGATGGAAATACCTTGGGATTTTTGCTTAGGAATATGCCTGGGAAATTTTATATACGCTTTTTTTGCCGGCAGAGATTGGGACGCGGCTGTAGAGCGTAGCTTTCTTATGTGCTTATTGATTTTGTCATATGTTTTGACGCACTAGAAAGAGCTGATATTTTTCTTGACAGTGCTAATAAAAAGTTTTTATTATAAGGACATGAAAGCGCAACTTCAAGAAAAATTAAAATCAGAGGGGCGGAGCTTAAGGTGGTTTCATGAAACCTATATTCCGTCTCTTACTTACAATGCCGTAGCGCTACAGCTTAACGGCTACGCGGCCATCAGCGACGAGTTAAGGAAGGCCGTCGGGAAATATTTGAAAGATTAAAATTAAGGAGAGAATATGGAGATGACATTGCATAGAGCATTGGGAGAATTGAGGCTTATAGATAAAAAGATGGCCAAGCTTAACGTGAATATCGAGCCGATAGGCTGGAAGCAGATTAAAAAACTCGTCAACAACCGGCATGAGGAAAACGACTTCATTAAAAAGGCCTGTGCCGATTTTCAAAAGGCGAATGACTTGTTTGACAGGAGGACGGCTATTAAGTCCGCTATCGCGAAAGCCAACACTGAAACCATCGTCGACATCAATGGAGAGAAGATGTCGATCGCGGACGCCATTCACAGAAAGCATATGACCGAACAAAGAAACGCCTTTCTGAAAACGTTGAAAAAGCGTTACGCCGAAGTAAGCTCGTGGCTTGAAAATCATAATAAGGCTGTCGCTCAGCAGGCATTGCAGATAGCTGAAGCCGCATTAGCGAAAGACAACGTGAAGCTGACGGACAAAGACGTTATAAACGTGACGAAGCCTTATATTGAAGCCAATGAATTAAAATTAGTCGATCCCTTGAATCTCAGGAAAACCATTGAGGAATTGGAGGAAAAGAACGACAGGTTCGACTCCGAAGTGGATTCCGTTTTGTCGGAGGCTAACGCTATAACGTTCATAGAAGTTTAGGACTGAAAATTGCCGCGCGAAAAATCATGAACTCGTCTCCCCGCAGGGAGGGTATCCCTGCACTTGAATTTTAATCAAGCAGTTTCCGGGTTCGAATCCCGGCGTTTCCGTATGGAGACGTGGCGGAATGGAAAACGCACTTGACTCTAAATCAAGCACTGATTATGGTCCATTGGACCTTAAACCGGCAAAGCTTAAAATTCAAAGCTTAAGGCTAAAGATTCAGGGCTTAAAGCTGAAAGTTTAAATCGGTTAAAGGTTAAGGCTGAAAGATGATGAAATCTCCGAGAAAGTTTTTCGAGCGAAGGACGATCGGCTTTTGATTTTGCACGGAGCTGCGCGGTAATTTTTTTTTGATCCCCAATAGTTCAGTTGGTAGAGCGCATGGCTGTTAACCATGAAGTCGCAAGTTCGAGTCTTGCTTGGGGAGTCAAGCTGATATTTTTCCTGGAAATGAAAATTTTCCGCTAACAAAGAGGGAAGATGAAATTTAGTTTAAGAATCACAATATATATGATATGTTTTTCAGTTGCGCTGGCGGCTCTTCTTGGAGTCGGTATTGCAGTTAATAACCAGGATGATGCGCTGCTTGTTATTTCCCTGTTAATTGCGGCAATTTCTTCATTGGGAGCGCTGTTTGCATGTCTTTAAGGAAGACCTGATATTTTTCTTGACATACCTGTTATATTACAAATATATTAGATTAAACACTTAACAAAAAGGAGTTTATGGCTAAGGAACGAAAAGGGGAAAGCGTCTCTCTTTATTTGGAAAAGGAGCTGAACGAGTATCTTGAGATTCAAGCGGGAGATTTGAAGGTCAGCAAAAGCGAAATCGTAAACCGTCTTCTGCTTAACGACATGCTGAAGGGTACAATTGACAGTCAAAAATCACTTTCAGATAAATAGAAAGCTCCTCAGTCATCCGCTTTGGACTTCGGAGCCTTTCACAAAAGGTCAGGCTTGGGTTGATTTGATCGGCAGGGCTAATTATAAAGATGGTCATTTCTATAAGAAGACCATCCGGGTAGATGTCAAGCGGGGTCAGAATGCCGATTCTTTGGAAACCTTAAAAAATCGTTGGGGTTGGTCTCGCGGCAAAGTTTCGCGTTTCCTGAATTTGCTAGAAACGGAAGGCATGATAGCACAGCAAAGAGGAAATCTAACTACACTTATAACTATATGTAATTATAATACTTATCAACTTGACCCCGAAGATAGCGGTAAGGCGAATAGTAAGGCAGACAGTAACCCGAACGGTAAGGCGGACGGACAGGCAACGGTAAGGCGGACGGACAGGCAACGGGAACCATCCAATAAGAATAAAGAAGAATCAAAAAGAATAAAAACCTTCCCCGAAAACTCTAACGAGTTTCGATTGTCTCTTTTTCTTCTGAATCATATCAGGAATAACAAACCAGACTTCAAGAAGCCCAATCTTCAGTTATGGGCCAGAAGCGCGGACGCGATCCTAAGAATCGATCAGCGTCCTATCGAGAAAGTGAAGCAGGTTATCGCGTGGTGTCAGACGGACGAATTCTGGAAGGTGAACATTTTATCGATGTCGAAGTTAAGAAAGCAATTCGACGCTTTGGAAATAAAGATGGAGTCGGGCGAAGGCAAAGCTCCCCGAAACAAGCCGCCCGAAAACCGTATGACCCAAAAGGAGCTTTACGAATTCATCAGACAAGGAGTCTCGGAGACGAAAGACCAGGACGACCTTTTGAAGTGGCTTAAGGAGCGAGACAAGAGAGTTTTCAGCAAGGTCAGCAGACACGCTCCTTTTCTGCATAGACGACCGGAAACCTACATGATCGTCGTATGGGGACGATATAAGGACGAGGATGACGATGAATAACAATGTAATCTCAATTCATGATTATGAATTTAAGCATATCAATAAGCGATCAAGGGAAAAAGATGAAATATGCGAACATCGCAAACTGCTTTTGCATGAAAACGGAGGTTACATAACCTGCTCTGACTGTGAAATTCAAGTTTCAGGATTTTGGGCTTTGAAAAATATGCTGACTGCTTACAAGGACGCATGGGATGAAATAACGGAGGCTAAAAGGCGACATAATGAGCAAGTCAAGGAAAAGCGTTTTTTAAGGAGCCTGAACATGGTGGACAAAGCTTGGCGCGGGAAACGCCAAAATGCGGTGTGTTGTCCCCATTGCAAAGCGGCAATTCTGCCTGAAGATGATCTTGGCGAGATTCAGACAAGCGCCAATCTTGAACGTAAACGAAGGATAAAAAGAGATAATCAAAATGTCGAATAATAATCTTGAATATTTCACCTGCGAAGTTCGCCATGAGACGGACAGGGCTTATCTGCTGTATGACGGAGAGCAAGAGGTCTGGATTCCGAAAAGTCAGATTCATGACGAGGAAACCAGTTTTGACGGCGACATTGAATGGCTGGAATTCGGAATCCCCGAATGGCTGGCGTTGGAAAAGGGGATGATATGATAACTATTCCCTTATTCTGGTGGTATATCCCCGTCATTTTGCTTGTCATTCCGGCAGTCATCATATTGATGGAGGAAAACGGAGCTATCGATAATAATTGGCTAGGAATGGTTGCGGCTCTTTTATGCTGGCCGTTCGCCGCGGGAATATTAGTCACTAAATTTTTTCTATGGCTAGTCGCATGACGCAAGCCGACTTCCAGGACCTTGACTGCGAAAAGGGGCTGCTCGGCTATCTCATAGCCAACACTTCCGCTTTCTCCATAGTCAAGTCCGTTATCGAGAGCCTTGAATGCTTCACGGCTTTGGCGCACAGAAACATCTACGCCGCCATGCTGGATTGGGACGGAGAAAATGGAGACTGGGACGAAATAGGGCTTGGAAACGCGCTCAAATCCCAAAAGAAACTGAACGACTCCGGCGGATATTCGTATCTTGCCGAGCTTCAGAATCAGGCTCCCGGAAGCTGCAACCCCGCCTACTACGCCAAAATTCTCAGAGAGCATTATCTGGCCAGGAAAACGCTGGCGGAACTGGACCGGCTCAAAACGGAACTTTTAAACTCCGACGTCGGTCTGACGGACGCGGTTAGCGACGGAATAGAAAAACTCCAGAGCGTTCAGTCCAGACTAGGAGTCAGAAAAAACAGAATCTGGAGCGTTTCAGAGGTCATTCCGGTCGTCTTTCATGAGACTGAAAAAATCCTGGAGACTGGAGTTAGTCCGGCTTTATCGACGGGCATCGATTCGCTCGACGAAGTGTTCGGAGGCGGACTTTTCAGGGGCAAAACAAATATTATCGCGGGGTCGCCGTCCTCCGGGAAAACGGCGCTTGTCTCCAACATCGCCAACAGCGCCTCCCCTGACCTGAATATCCTGATGATCTCTCTCGAGACAACGGCCAGGTCAATAGTCAGAGACCGTCTTTTCCCGATAAACACGGGAGTTAGCTCCACCAGAATCCGCGTACCGGGACGCCTTGATCCTGATGATTGGGATAGGCTCGGCGACGGAGCCAACCTGCTCGCCACCTATGATAATTTCAGAATATGCGATCAGGCCACGATGACCATGAGCGAGATAGAATCTTTGGCGGCGTCCGAAGCGAAATCAGAAGACGGAGAAGGGCTTGATCTTTTGATTTTGGATTACGTCCAGAAAATAAAACTCCCCGAAGGAAAAGGCAGAAGGTGGGAGAAGTTCACCGATATTTGCGGACGGCTTTGCGCTCTCATAAAAGACCTCCATATTTATTCGCTGATAATCAGCCCCATAAACAGAGAGGCGCTGAAGCAGAACCGAAGGCCGCGCATGTCGGACTTGAAGGAGTGCTCTCAGTTCGAGAGCGACGCGGACACGGTCGGCTTTTTGTACAGGGAGAACAAAGACGATGATAACGCGGTGTTTATCATGGATAAAAACCGCAATGGTCCCATAGGGGATGTTCCTCTTATTTTCAATAAAAAATATACGAGATTCGAGAGAGCGTAAAAAATAATGGATTATTTATCAATAATTGAAAATCATAAATTATGGATTGAAAGCGGCGGGGCAGAAGGCGCGCGAGCCTATCTGAGCGGAGCCGATCTGAGGGAAGCCTATCTGAACGGAGCCGATCTGAAGGGAGCCGATCTGACGGGAGCCGATCTGAAGGGAGCCTATCTGAGCGGAGCCGATCTGAGGGAAGCCTATCTGAACGGAGCCGATCTGAAGGGAGCCGATCTGACGGGAGCCGATCTGAAGGGAGCCGATCTGACGGG